GGACAATAGACCCCCCCGCCCCAGTCCCAGTGCCCTGCGATCCTGCGATAACGAAGTTAGCCCCCGCCGTGTTTGACGTCCCAGCGACAACGCCTTGAACGCCAAGGGTTTGGGAGACGGGGGAGGCGGCGTCGGCTGCTCCGAGGTGAAGGGTGGCGGAAGCCGCTGACGTCAGCTTGCCGCCCGTGCCGATGTTGGCGACCGCCGCCTGTACCGTCCCACTTTTATCCGCCTGCGTCCCATTGCCGACGTCTACGACCCCTGCGGAGTCGCGGGAGAGGCCGGTGTCGGTAGACCCGGTTAAATTTGCTGTCGATTGCCAGTTAACAGTCTGACCAGAACTTAAAAGTAAACCAGCGCCATTACCAATAAGTTCAGAGACGCTTTGTCCCGAAGAATTTAGTAACACTAAAGACCCTGGCGCTCCGTTGCTGCCTATTGTGAGGCCGCTCCCCCCAGGTTTCGACAGCGACATAAACGAAACGCCGCCAACCTGTATATCCATTAATTCAGAAGCCGCCCCGCTCGCCGTATTTGTCACATTCATAAACAGCGGCGCATCAAACGTGATTCCGCTATTATTCCACGTCTGCGTAATATTCAGAGACTTGTAGTTCGCGGTTTGGCTTCCGCTCGCCACCGTCAACGACGTCCCATCCGTCGTCACCCCGGATGCGCTGGAACACCCCGAAGACCCGTTGTTATAGACGAGCTGGCCGCTGCTGCCGGAGACGGTGCAGCCGGAGCCGCCGCCAGAGGGCGGGGTCGGGATTTGAGCCTGAACAGCTTGAGGCGCAGGCAGAAGAAAAGCGAGGGCCGCGACCGCGGCTAGAAGACGTTTGATCATGAATAGAAGCTCACGTTGACGATGGCGCCAGCGGTGACGGCGATGAACTTGATCGCCGCCATTTCAGCCGCGCCTCCTAAAGGCAAAACGGTGCCGGCGGCCAATAGCATGCCGACCGTGGTCGTTGGGTTGGTCCCGTCATCTCGATAACGTACCGATTGCGCTTCAATGATAATCACGCAATAGGTCGCGCCAGTCGGAATGGTCCCCAAGCCAACCGCCGAGCTGGTCGCGGTGATCTGACTATAGCCCAAGGGTGTGGCGCTGTAAGGCGCGCCGCCGCTGCCGTTAGTGAAGGCCGTTCCGGCGGCGTTGACCAGGCGAACCGGGATCGCCCCGCTGGGGACCGTTTGGTCGTTAGAAACGGGTTGGGTCATCTATGGCGAGCTTTCTAGCTTTTGACTAGGATTAAACTAATTTGGAGACGGGAGAGGCGGCCATTAGTGAGCCGCCCACGCGTATGTGCCGCCGCTCGATCGACACAAGGCAAGCGTTCCAACGTTAGAGCCCCCGGTTAACGCTCCGTTATAGCTTGGCGCGGTGGCGTCGGTGACGAAGGCGATCTTGCCCGCATAGGTCGAGTTGCACGTTGGAAGCGTGGCGACGGTGTAGGAGGCAAGCTGGACGCTTTGAGCCTTTTCGTTGCCTGAGCCGTCGACACTAAAGCTGGGCGAGGCAAACGCGTAATTAGAGAACGCGTAGCCTCTAAGATCAACGCCGTTAGCAATAGTGTCGCCTAAAGACCCGCCAAGCACGCCAGCATGCGACCAAGTGCTGATCAGAGAGCCTGTCGCGCGAATTGAATTATAACCCGCGTAAGAACCAAAGCAGAAACCGCAATCCCAGCCTTTGTCGTATGTCGCCGCATCATTGCCGTTGACCGTGATGGCCGCATTCTCTGTGTAGCCGTTGACGTTGTTAGAAGCGCCAGCGGTTCCAACTTGAAGCCCGATCAACTGAGAGACGCTAGAGCCTGTATAAGCTCCCACGTCGATCTCTTCGCCGACACACTGCGCCCAATAGGTCGCGCCCGACAAGACAATGCACTGAGGGTTAGAGCCAAAGAGGCCGCCCTGAGGCGTGGTCGCCGTGCCGCCTTCGCTGGCCTGCGTGAGGGCTTGAAACCAGCCGGCGGTGTAAGACGCGTTAACTCCGTTTCCAGTGGTGGAGTTGAGCGCAATAATGCCTTGGACCGCAATTCGCGAACCTGTGACGTTAGAGCCACCGACGTTCAACGCCTCGCGTATTCCCGACATATTGGCTCCTTTAGTGGAGCCGTTGTCGTAGTGGGTTAAATCAAGGCCAAAGGCGTTTTGAGTAGATCCGGGCGTTCCAGAAAATCCTGAGTATTGAAAAAACGGGGAATATGTTGAAAGCGCACCGCTGCCCCATGTACCGCTTGGGGCAAGAATTATGTTTGAAAATTCACCTGTTGCAGCCCCGCCAAGAGCTGTTCCTATAGCGGTCCCATTAATCGTCCCCCCAGTGATAGCCACCGAAGAGGCGTTCTGTTGGGCCATAGTTCCGCCGCCGGCCGCGACGATCTTCTGCGCCTGGCACTGGAAGTTGCAGGTCTGGGATATGGCGGATGAGGCAAGGCCCATTAGGCAGAGGCTCAGGGCAAAAAAGCAAAAAGAGCGAAACATCATGACAGTCCTGTGTAGCCCGGACGCTTTGTGATCATGGCCTGAAGATTGCCTGCCGTCAGCGATTGGCTAGAGCCCGTCCCATTATAGAACGTATATTGGATTGTGTTCGTCGCGGACACATAGGCGGTGAGAAGGCAACCCTTGAGGTCTTGCGAGTAGGACGGCGACACGATGTCCCCGAGGGCCGCGCCCCGCACGAAAATAGAACCAAGTTGGTAGGACGAGCCAGACGTAATAGTCCCCGGCGTTGCGGCGGTGACGGGAGATGAAAGGACGGGGCCGATAAAGCCGTCAGAATTGGCCCCTAACAAATTTGTTGTGCCGGTTTTGTTTCCGTCGAGAACATTTCCGCTAAAGACGTTGTCAAGCACGCCAGAACCAGAAACATTGTATTCAGCAATGCCATATTGCTGCGTGGGCGAACCCTGACTGTCGGTGCAAACGTTGCCCGTCACGGCGCAGTGCTGCGCCGCGTAGCTGGGAATGGAGTAAAGGGTGATTCCGCTGCCGTTGAGCTGGCCGTTGTTGAGACAGAAATTATTTCCGCAAGAGATGTACGGCGCGCCCAGCGAGATACCGTGCCCCGAGTTTGAATAGCAGACGTTGCCGGTGATCGAGGTGTAAGCCGCCCAACATTCAATGCCGGACGGAAAGGTTGTGTTGATGTCGAGGCCAGTGCCGGCGGCGCAATAATTGTCGGAGATGATAGTGAGCAAGGCGCCCACATTGGGACCGATGGCAATGCCACCGCCGAAGTAGGTGCCCGAGATATAATTGTTGGTGATAATGCCGCCTGAACCGTTGCTAAAGATGCCGGTTCCAATGCAAGTGCAACCCGAGATCTCGTAACCGGTGTCCGGCCCCAGCGCATTCGAGACGTTGATCGCCTGGTTGTAGCGGTTGGAGGGCGAGGGCATGTTGAAGTAGCAGCGCCGGATCGCCCAGTTGTTGCCCTCGTCCACCGCGAGCCCGATGGTCTGTTGCTGGATCCCGGTGAAGCGGCAATTTTCCACGGTCCAGTTGGAGCAGTTTACAAACTGCAGCGCGGCGTAGACGTTGCCGGGCGTGCCGGTGGCGGTGATGGTCTCCGAGCTGATCGGCGAGCCCTGCGCGATGCCCAGGTTGTAGGTGCCGGTGCCGCCGGCGCCGGTGCCAAGGGACAGGATAAATTGCCCTGTCGCGACGCCCGCGCCCGAAATCGGCTGACCGACGGCCAGGGAGCCGCTAGTCACCGCAGTGACCGTCATCACCGGCGCGGTGGCGCCCGAAATGTAGCCGGCGCCCGTCTGACCGGCGGTGATCGACGCCGTCACGACTGCGACGCTGGGCGTTGAGAAGATGCCGGCGCTGATGTCGAAGGTGAGCCCGATCGTGCGCGAATTGTTGGAATTCGCCATCGCCACGACCGACCCGTAATTTGTGCCTGTCGAGAACGATTGCGCCAGCGCCTTGATGATCGTGCTTTGCGGATCCTCGCCGATCCAGTCGCAGCCGTTCCGAGTGACCGTCGTGTTGCTGATGCCGTAGGTGTAGGCGGGGAAATAGAGGGCCTTGCCGGCGGCTGTAGCAGCGGTATCGGCGGTGTTGATGATCGACGTCCAGTCAGCGCCAGACGCGGGCGGGGACGTGCCGGCGAAGTCCCACACGGACATGACGTCAGCTAGCTTTGAAGGAGCGGTGCGCGCTGCGGCCCCTGTAGCGCCTGACAAGTATTGCAGGGCGGTTAGGGCGGCGGTCGCTGTGGTTGCGCCTGTGCCCCCGTTTGCAAGGCCAAGCGTGCCTGTAACGTTGCTAAAATTAGCATTTGCTACGTTAGCTATGTTTAACGTACCAAATGCGATGATGTCTATCAGGTCGTTAGCTGTGGCGCCGGTTTTCAAGACAACCGTCGCGCCGTCAGTTGCGGTATAGCTAGTCGTCTCTTGCAAAACGCCGTTTTGAAAGACCTCGACAAAGCCAACATTGTAAGCGGCGCTGAAGATCGTCTGACCGCTCGTCGCCGTATAGGTCGTCCGCGTAAAGGTCGGGCTGGGCGTGACGACGCTGGTCGAGGTGTTGTAGGCGATGATTTCCAAATAATCACCAGCGGTCAGCCCGCCGCTAAAAACGACGTTATAACCGTTAGTGGCCGTGTAGGCCGGCGCGGGGACGAGCGTGCCGTTGTTGTAGACCTCTAGCTGGCCTGGCGTATAGGTGGCCCCAAAGGTCGTTTGGCCTGACGTCGCCGTATAAGCCGTCCGAGTGAAAAACGCCGTTCCCCCGCCGCCTCCGCCGCCCGTGCCAATGGCCGAGGTCGGCACCTTAACCGCCGCGCCAGCTTGAATGATGGTCACAAGCTCTGTGCCTGCCAAGGGCGTGACGCCCGAGGGCAGGTCTGAGACAAGGTTGGCAAACGCGCCCGTCGACGTGTTGCTGAGGTCCGTCATCGCCGCGCCGTTTTGCACGGCGATCAGGCCGACGGCCGCAGCCGGCGTGCTGCCTGCGGCATAGTAGGTTAAATTGGTCAGCAGCGGCGCGCAGTTGGCGAAGTTTTGATCAAGCAAAGCAAGGCTAAGCGTCGGCCCTGCAGGAGGGACGATGCTTGGGTTGCCGCCTGAGCTGAAGGTGTTTGAGTTAGGGAGGCCTGTGGTCATGCTAGGTCTTGATCAAGAACATGACAGCAAGGTTGATCGGGCGCGTTTCATTTCCGTAGGGCACAGCGCCATTGGTGCCGTCGTTCACCGGCTCGCCGGTCGCAACGACTGGGGCAGAAACGTTGGTGCCGGTAGACCCGGTGAAGCCGTTGCCGGTCGTGCTAGCCGGCAGCACGCCCGCTGAACCGTTGAGCGGGTGAATGTGGCCCTGCATCTGTTGACCCTGCGTCGAACCAAGCGAACGACCGCTGTCGACCGTAGAGCCATGGGACCAGCCGCGGGGGAAATAGCCGCGGAAGTCAGGGACATTAAACGTGGCGCCTGAACCGCCGTAGGTGTAGCCAATCACCGCAAACAAGGCGGCATAGGTCGTCGTCGAGACGCCCGCGCCGTTACATTCAAGATAACCGGTCGGAGGGGAACTGGCCGCATACATGATGATGCTGGCCGTAGGAACGAGGTTCGCGGAGCTGGCGGGCGTATAGCCCAGCGCCGTCGTGACCATCGAGCCCGTCAGCGTGCTGCCGAGGTCTTGGACCTGCAGAGCTTGAGCCGCCTGACCCGCGCTCCACTGGTTGGCAAAATAGTCGCCGCTTAGCCAAGAGACGGCCGTCGTGCCTTCTTGACCTCGAACGACGGTTAGGCTGTCGCCGCTGATCGCTGTTACCTTGACGATTTCGCGCACTAGGCCTGTGGCCGCGTCGTTCAGCGTGCCAATGAAATACTGGCTTCCGGTCAAAGACGGGAAGAGAGCGCCTGAGCCGGTGGTGAGCGCGATCGTCGTCGCTGTGTTCGTGATGGACGAAGCGAGCGTCGTGCTGGCGTTATTTGCAAATTGACACGTGGTAATTTGACTATTCCTTCCTAGGCGTTGACCGTGAAGGTGATCTGAAATGGAAGCTCAAGGGCTCCCGCGGCGATAGCCGCCTTTAAGATCGGCGCTTCAGTAATCGAAGGGTAATAGATAGTTTTGGTCTTCACTTTGTCGAACGGCGTGGTGTTGAAGGCCGAGGTGTTGAAGATAGAGCCGCCTTGGCGCGTCGTGTACGAATGAGAGATGTTGATTGTGCAGTTGTAGCCTGAGACGGACACCGAAACACGGTAGGTTTGATCAACGCCATAGTCGACGCCATTGCCGCCGAACAAAAAGCGCATGATCCTACGCTTTAGCCAACGAATGTTGAAGACCTTGCCGTCGCCTTTGTAAAAGGCCCAAGTGATGATGCGCTTAAAGGTGTCGTCGTTGGTGACGTAGTAGTTGGCGTAGGTCGAGTTTTTTGAGCCGTTGATCGGAAAGGTGTTGAAAGCGAAGGTGTCGAGCGCGGCGCGGCGCGTCGTGGCGTTAGAAGGCAGGCTCGGTCGGCTGATGCCGTAGAGCCCTTGAGCGACCCAATCAAGCAGCGGCCCTGAAAGGTTAGTGTAGACGCCAAGCGGGTTTTGCGCAAACCAGGTGACGTAGTTTTGTGCTATCTGATTATAGGCCGTTACGAACGCTTGAACGTTCGGGTCGTCATTGTATTCATTGTAGAGATAGGCCGGAAGAACGTTTTGAAGCGTTGAAGGACCAGCTGGCGGAAAGACCGTTGGGCCATAATTGACCGGCTGAACGTCGTTCCAAAAGCCTTGATGGCTATGGTTGTCAACCCAAATGCCTTCATGCCCGTTGACATCAACCCAAAAAGCCTCGGCCATTTTAGCCCTGGTTCACGGTGATGAGGCCAACGTTGGTTTGAAAATAGCTCTGCGGGTCGCCAGCGATGATGCCTGTGCCGCTGGTCGGCGAGACGCCCACGCCGTTGATGCTGACGGAGAACACGAGGCGCGTGAGCAGCGCATTGGGAATAATGTTCGCGGTCGCAGCCTGAAAAGTTGCCTGAAGCTCAAAAACGTTGATTGGCTGACCAACCGTGATTGAGTTGATGTAGGCGACGATGGCCGGTTGAGCCGCCTGAGCGATCGAGGCTGGAGCTACAGTGTTGGGAGAGATGGTGTTCCACGTCACCGTCATGGAGACGGTTTGCTGCGGCGGGTTGACAAACTGAATGGTGTAGGTGTCGGGATAATCGATCAGGTTGACTGAGATATTGCGCGTGTTGGGCGTGACAACGCCCCCGGAGACGTAAGAGCCAAAACCAGTCGTGTTGACGCCAAAGCTGAAGGTCGTCGGCGTGAGGACCGTTACGGTGTAACCTGTCCCGTTGGCCCCGGTCATGCCGGTGACGCCCGAGATCGCCACGCCGGTTTGGCCGGTCGTGAAGCCGTGGTTGATGGCCGTCGTCACGACGCCGGGGTTGGCGTTAGTGATGCCGGTAATGGTCGTGACCGAGGGTTGCAGGTTCGAGATGTCAAACAGCGCGCAAAAGATGGCGTAAGCCACGGCGTAAGGGTCACCACCGCCGCAGATGACGAGCCAACCGGGCGATTGCTGAATGACGTTGATGAGGCGCGTTTGAACGCCCGGCACCTGCCCGAGCAAAGTCGTCAAAAATGAAGGGAAGCCCGTTGCGGCCGCCAGGCCCGCTTTCAGCGTCCGCGCCCTATAGCTCGCCTCGGTCTCGCCTCCAGTGGAAGGGACGCCCGTCACCGGGTTGGTGACGCTAAGCGAGATGGTCGTCGGAACGCTCGTGACGAGCTGTGTTACAGAGCCGACCGGAACGCCGAATGAGCCAGAGGTCGTCGAGACAGCGTAGAGCTGCGCCGACGAACCGCTGGCCGCGATCGCGCCGCCGTCTTGAATAACATATTGATTGGTGCCGTCAGAGACGATGAAGCCGGCTGGAATGACGAAGCCGATAGTGCCAGTGAAAACGACGTAGACTGAGGTGTTGACCGTCTGGCCTAGTGCGGTGCCGTAGATTTGGCCAAGCTGATAGAGCGTAAAAGCGTTGGCCGCGTAGGGCGTCAACGAGTTAATAGCCTCAGTGACAGCCTGGTCGGATTGAACGACAGCGCCCGTCGCCGTGGAAGCCAGGTCTTCGATCAAAAGGCCAGGAAGGCTGGCCGTGAGACCAGGAGACAAGGTCTGTGCAAGGGCGATCACCTGCGCCAACAGCGTTGACGGCGGCGTGTTGGTGCGCCCTGCGCTCGTCAGCGAGATGGGGATTGAGGTGTCAGCCATCTTAGTTTGGAACGCTCAGGCTCAAGCTAACCCCCTGGTTTGTGATGCAAGCAATCTTATAGGTAGGGGGAATGGTTGCTGTTTGAGTGATAATCAAAGAAGCGAAATAGGGCGCGAAGCGCTGCTGCGTAAGAGCGACGTAGTAGTTTGGCGCGATCTGTTGAATAACCGAGCGTTGGGCCGGGATGCCCCAATCAGCGTAAAAAGGACTCTCGTTGATCGACATCTTCAACACTTGGACAAGCTGGGTGAGATAGACCTCAGTGTTGTCGCCAGTGTTCAGGTCAGTATTGACCGCGACCCAGTTGTAACTGCCGTCAGCGTTGTAGACCCTTCCCCAGGCGCGCATCAGGTTGTTCCGTTGGTCGCAAGGCCGTAGTTGACGAGCGCGCTGATGATCGAGGTTAAAACAGCCTTGGCCCTTGTGTCAGTTACGGCGCTTAGCTGACCAGTGACGGTCTGCTTAGAAACCGGAGACGTGGCAAAAAAGCCAACGTTGCCCCCAAACTGTAAGCCACCGCTGGTCGCTGACATGGTTCCGGAGGGCGAGGTTATAGCGACGCCGCCGCTCGTCACCGTGACGTTGTTTGAGCCGTAAGCGAGCTGCGCTTGAGAGCCGGAGAGCGTCCAAAAGGCAGAAACGTTGTAGGTCGCGACGATGTTCGTGGCGTTAAGGGTCAGGTTGGCAGCATTGCCGACCGTGTTGCGCAGGATCGCCCCGTTTGGCCCATTGATGTCAACGGCATTTAAATCAAGCGGTGCGGTCCAATTGGTCGATCCCAACCACAAGAAAGCAAGCCCTTGAAGGTTCCCGAGCGGTTCGCCGAGGTTCGGCGTGCCTTTGCCCAGGCCTGAAACGCCGCCTAGGCGCGCGTCAGCCGGGATGACCATGCCGAGGTCCCCGACCTGCACCGGCAGCCGAACGTAGGTCGAACCAACAACCGGAACTGTGACCTGTGGCAGCGTGAAGGGGTTGCCGTTGACCTCAAAGTTGATGGTGACCGTCGCGCCATTGGCCCCGACCTTAGAAACTGCCGCAGGCAGCGCCTTGCCCTGAGACCAAAGAGCAGCTTGGACCTTTTGCTCAGCAAAGCGGTGTAGGCTTTGGTTGAGCGGGGTCTTGAGGCTGTTGTCGCCGCGTGCGTTGATCATGTTGGCGAGGCCGGGTAGGCGTTAAAGGTCGTCACCCAAGCGTCGGCGCTGGGTTGACGGTAGGAGCCAACGTGCCGAACAAGGCTGATCTGAAAAACGCCTTGAAAGGCACTCTGGTCTCTGAACTGCGACTGACTGGCCGCGGTCGTCGTCACAAGCCCGATTGGGAATTTGACGAACGAGCCAACGCTAAGGTCTGCCCGCATGACGGTGTTAAACTGAATGCTTGGGCTGTCGATCCAGGTCGGCTGGCCAATCAAGTCCGTAAAGGCGAGCTGAATGGGGTCGGTGGCGGTTGACGAGGTCTGGTTGTCAAAGACGTTGAAGTTGGTGCCGTTCAAGACGATGCTGACGCCAGGGTAACCAGCGGTCGTGATGACTGACTTGCTGATCTGGTTGATATAGTTGGCAAAATCCTCAACGGTTTTGTAAACACCCGTCGCGTGCTCAGACAGCACTAGGCCAGGGTTGATGTTGACCGTCGAGGTGTAGGTCGGGTAAGCGACCTTCAGCGTTTGAGTAATAACCCGGTCAAGCGGGACGCCCTGCGCCCAGTCCAACACGATGTTTTTAGGTTCTGCCAGCGTTGCGCCGCCGTCGGCTTGAATGATTAGGTCAAGGGTCTGGTTGGTTCCGACCCAGTTGCCAAACGACTGAAGGATAGTCCCTTGAACCAGCAGACCGCCTTGCTTGGCGTTTGCGAACGGCAGGCCTTTTTGCATGCCGCCATAGACCGAGATGCTTGCCCCGTTGAAGTCCCGCGCTTGGCTGATGGTCTTAAGGCTCACGCCCCAGATGCGGATCGAGGCAAAGCCCATCGGCGTCGCCAAGCCAATGACCGGAATGTCGAGTTCAATTTGAAGCGCTGAGGTGTCCGTGGCGCCATTCAAATATGAGGTATAGGTCGCTGAGGTCGAGCCGCTGATGACGATCTGATAATAGCGCATCAGGGATCAGGGGTTGACCTCGAATGAGTTTGTTGAGGCGCGAAAAACCAGCGTCGAGGTTTGAAAGATGCCGGGCACCAGGTTGATGTCGTAGTCGTCAGGCGAGGCAGCGACGGCGATCGTGATCAATGGCGCATTCTGAAGCGTCGAGACGGTCAGATACCAACGCTGGCCAAACATGTTCCATGTGACCGTAGCCGTATAGATGTTGCCATCAAGGGTCGGCTGAAACTGAAACGGCGGGCTGTTGTTCGTCGGTTGAAACGCGAAGGTGGTCATTTGGTTAAGTTGGAGGCGCTAGCAGCGACCGTCGATTGAGCCGCGGCGTTAGAGCTGGGAGCTGCACCGGTCAAGGGCTCGCCGACCGTGGCTGCCGGGCTGCTCCACTGCGGCGGATCGCCTGTGGTTTTTGAACCATTGGTAAAGCGTTGCATTAACGAATTTTGAGCCTGTTGCGCCGCCTGCGTCGTTACGAGCGGTTGAACGAAGTCCCATTGCCAATGGGTCTGAGGTTGTTTGCTGTCGCCGCCGGGAGTGACGTCACGCAACGTTTGAAGAAGGCAATCGGTATAAAGGTAGGCCGGCGTCGCGACGTTGTATGTGCCACTGAGCTGCGTGTGCAACGCCAACGAAGACTGAAGGGCTGAAAAGATCGAGGTCTTGTTGTCGTAGCCGCTGTCCGTCTGAGCTGGGGCGATCATCAAAAGACTGACGCTCAAAGGCGAGGTGATAATGCCGTTGGCCGCCGTCGCGATGTTAACAAACGGGTAGGTTGAAAACTGATTGCTGAGGAGAAGAGAGCCGGGCAGCGTGACAAAGTGTGCAAAATAGCCGTCAAGGTTTTCAGGGTCCGCGCCGCCTGCGTTGGCAGCAATCGACTGCAGTAACGAAGAGATCGGCAGCAGGCCGCCCGAAGACTGCGAGGCTATCCCGTTGACCAGCGTGATCGGGCTGATCTCGTAGGAGAACTGCCAAGACGTGCGGCTCATTGCGGCAGCTGCGAGGCCTGAACAGCGACCTGCGCGCCCGCCGGGTTGTGGATGGTGACCGTAATGCCCGTCGTCTTACGGACATAGTCCTGCGTCTCTTTGGGAGCATAGCGCAGCCAGTCAGCGCCGTGGGCCTTGATGTCCTTTTGCAGGTTGCCCTGACCCCAGTTGTACGCTGCCGCAACCTTGGCCATGTCGTTATGAAACATGCGCATTAAGTCAGCGATGTAGTGCGCTGCGCCTTGGGCCGAGGAGTTCGGGTCAAAGGGGTTGACACCGTATTGGCGGGCTGTCGGCCCCATAAACTGAAACGCCCCCATGGCGCCAGACTTGGGGTTTACGGCGTTTGGGTTGCCACCTGACTCTGTATGGAGGATGTTTTTAAGAAAGTTGGCTGAAACACCCCAAGCCTTCGCTGCCGCGTCGACGAGCGGTTGCAACGCACCATAGTTGGGGCCGCCGGGTCCCCAAGGGTGCTTAAGGGCTCCAGTCGTGTTGGTTAGAATGCCATTAGGGCCTAACGGGTCGTGGACGTTGAGATTGGTCACGTCCACCTGCCTGGCCTTCAGCTGAGAGGCGATCGTTTTAACAAAGTCAGAGTTGGCAAACGTCACGATGGCGTCGGTGATTTCACCAAACTTTGCGATGCAACGGTCAAGGTCTTGTTGAAATTTAGGCGTGCCAAGATACTTGGCGAAGGCCTCTAGGCCACTCGTCGCGATCTTAAGAAAATTGGCGAAGGGTTTTGAGCTGATGAGGGCGACCAGAACGTCGCCGAGGCTCTTGGCGAGGCCAGAGAGCGGGCCGGTGAGGCTGACGAGCTTGTTGACGAGGGTGTTTTGCACCTGAAGTCCCGCCATGGACATGGTTTGGGCAAAGGATTGCCATTTCATGTTAACTTCGTCTTGGACCTTGAGCGTCTTCTTGCCCTGATCATACTGCTTGATGTGCTGGCGTAGCTCGTCGCTGCTCATCTCGCCCAAGGCGCGCAGAGTATTGTCGTCAATGTTGTTGCCGAACCGCGCATGGGCCATGGCCAGCGCGTTCTGGCTGTTCTTAATCGGCTTGTAAAAGGCTTGAACCGCTTGCAACGTCGGGCCGAGCAAGTCGGCCGCATCTCTGCCGTTCGGGTTGATACCGAGCGAGTGCCAAAGGTAGCCCTGAGACGGATCGCCCTTGGCGTTGGCAAGGCTTTGCAATAAGCCGCCAACGTCAAAGTTTTGACCGAGCGTCAGCTGAGCGCTTTGCAGCTGGCCGGTCGAGACGCCCAAGCCGAGCGCCTGCCGGCGGCTGGCTGAAACATTCTCCGCTAGGCGGTCGATGCCGAAAAGGCCGCCGGCCCCTAGGAGGCCGGAAACTATCCCACCTATGCCCACTATCTTGGCCAGGCTGCCGACCGCGGAGGCCGTGCCGAGGGCCATGGACTTGGCCGCCGCGGCCATAGCCTTGACCTCGTTCTTTTTGGCCTGCAGGCGGCGGATCTCTTGTTGGTCGCGTTCTTTTTGAGCCTTGGCCGCCTCGCGTTCGGCCTTGTCCTGCTCTTCAAACATCTTCTTTTGGTCGCGGAGGATCTCGCGCTGCGCTAAAAGCGCCTGCGTCATCTCCGCAAAGCTCTCGACCGTGCCGCCGACGTTTTTGTCAAATTGCGACCACTCGCCGGGGAGGGCCTTCACCCCAGCTTGATACTTGTTGAACTTTTCCATGAAGCGCTGAAACGACGCATCTTGGACATCAACTTCAATGATTGACCGCGTAGCGATGTGACTGCCCTCACAAGCGGTTGGCGCCAAAGGCTGCCTTGAACAACTCAATCAAGTGACGCTGGCGATAGTGCTGAGCGTCGGTGTAGTCTAGCCCCGCCTCGCGGCAAAGGGCTCCGAAGCCAGGCCCCGAGGCCCAGCTCAAGATGGAATGGACGACCGTTGAGCCCTCATTGGAATAGGCTCGGCAGGCGTCGACGTCGGCAAGGAATTCCTGTATTCCAACAAGGTTAAGGACGTGACTTGCGCACCCCAGAGCTTCGACACCCCGCTGAGCACCTCCTCCAGGTCCGTTTTCTTGTGCATATGCGAGGCCAGCGTAAAAAAAGCCAAGGAGTTAAGGACCTCGCTCTCGTCGTCCTCGTTGATGAGGCTTTCACGCACCACGTCGTCCCAGGGCTTTGTCGCCCACCCTGACGGGGTCGGCATTAGAACGTTGGTCAGGCGACGGATTTCGTTGAATATCGCCTCGACCTGGTTTGGCAGGCCCATGTCCTCGCCCACGACCCGCATATACATGGCCGCCAGCCTTGGACCAGTAATCGCGCCGCCTTCGGAATAGAGCAAAGCGAAGGTCTTAGAGAAAATGCGGAAGTTGGCCTCAAAAACCGCCCGTGGGATCGGCATAGAAAAAACGTAAAGCGTGCCATGATCCTGATCGATCGGCACCACGAGGTTCAGCTGGCGGTTGATGTGAAGGGTCATGACCAGAGGTTGTTGTTAATGAGGAAGTAGCCGCCGATGGTCACCACATAGCCCGGATCTTCGCCAGCGAAGTTTAACTCGCCGACGTTCTCGATCGAGGTGTTGTAGAGGTCATAGGGGGCCAGGGTCGAGACGTCCGGGTTGACGGTGCAGGGGCCGAGGACCGCGTTGGTTTGACGCTGCGTTTCCCAAAGCTGGGCAAACGATTGCGTTTTGAGCAGGTGGATCGTTAGCGTGCAGTCTTGATATGGCTCAGGGCTTGTCACAGCCCCCGTCATGGTGCCGAAGCGCGCCGTGGCCGCCCCACCAAAGCTCAACCGAATGCCCTCGCGCCCTAGGTAGGAAGGTGTGACGTTGAGCTGTGGGTAGTTGACGAAGGCGACTGTGCCACGGAGCCGATTTAACACGCCTTGCTGAATGAGCGGATTTGCCATTTAATTCAAACCCTTACACAAATTCAGTAACGTTGAGGTTGAAGATGATATACAAGAAGCCATTTTGCGTGGCTACTGAGGCCGCAAAACCGCCGTATTTGCCGATGGCGTAGTTGCTGGGGTTCTCAGCGGTATAGACCAGGAATGGCTCAGCGTTGATCACCGCTTGACCAATGTAGGTTCCCTGCTCGATCGCCACGGCAAACTGCGCCGCAGGCAACGCGGTCTTAACAACCGGCCCGAGCAACAAGCCATAGCTGACGCCGTTGGTCAGAGTGTTGGCCGCCACGTTTTGTAGCGTGTTGATGCCGTTCTGGTTGTAATAGAGCGGGGCCTGAGGGTTGTTGCTGCCGTTGATGACAGCGTTGCTGATCGCGAGATCGAGGTTGATCTGCGCCCAGTCCACAGCATACCAGAAGTTGAAGCTATTGCCGTCAGGCATGAGCCCGTTGCGCAAAATCGTGTTGGTGAGGCCGCCTTCTGAGCCGGTTCCGACGTAGTTGCCGTAGGCTGCGAGGATCGCCGTCAGCGTCGCTGCATTGTTTGCCGGGTTCCATGCCGTCACGCCATAGAGGTAGGAGAAGGCAAGCGGCGTCACTTGGTTCGTGGACGACGGCGCGTAGGTCAGCGTGACGTAAAACACCGCCGCCATAGAAAACTCGGTGGCCCCGATACCCGCCGCCTCAACCAACCAGGGCGCAGACTTGATGCCAGCATAGTTGGCATAGTTTGCTGTCGTGGTGGTCGTAAAGAAATAGGTCTTGGCCGAAACCGCCGTGTAGTTGTTGATGGTCGTCAGGTAGGCGGCATTGGCGTCAAACTCACGCGGCACGAGGTAGCTGTAGATGGTCGAGGGGTTGGCCGAGATCCAGGTATTGAGGTTGCCGACCGCTGCCGTGGTCGTGCTTTCACCCAGCTCAAGAAGCCAGACCGAGGTCTGTGAGCCTTGGGCAAAAAAGGTTGTGCCCATCTGCTTAAGTTCGGTCGCGGCCCACAGCTGAAAGTTGCCGAGGATTGTCGCCGCGCCAGGGTTGCTGGCCAGGGGGTAGGTAAACTGCGTAGATGAGGTGATGGTCGCCGTGACGGGGATGCCCGCCGAGGTGTTGTAGCCCGCCGGGGTGCAGCCGGCGATGACCATCAAGACGGTGTCGCCGATGTTGTAGCCGTGGGCCGAGGCTGTTGTCGCCGTAACGGTGCTGCCGGACCAAGTCAAGGCGGACAGATTGCGTGCCGGGGCGATGATAGCAGTCAAAGCGGCAAGTGAGGTGAGCAACGTCAGGCTTTGAGGGGCCTTGGTTGAACCGCCCACCGAAACGAACGCGCCAGACTGTTGCAGCGTGCTGGGAGCCGGCGGCAGCGTGACGGTTGTATTGACGACTGTAATGGGGTTTACGGCCATTGTCCTCTTCTTTCAGAAGCTATGGTTGAAGAGGGAAATTAAAGCGGGTTCTCTTCCCACATCATCGAACCGACGAAGCCCGAAGCGGGGCCGGCGATGTTGGTCGCGATGCAGACGTAGCCGCCAGGCGGAATGATGATGGAGCCGTCGATATTGACGTTGACGGCGAATGATGTCGTGGCCGTAGGAGCCTGTCCAAGGACGCGGAGGTAGGCAGGGGTGCCGACGAGCGTACAAGCGCTGTCCGCCAACCCCTGAAGCGTAGAGGTGACGCCGAGAACGCTGGCCAACGGCGTGAGCGCCGTTGTGTGGGCGGTCACGCCGCCCGCGGCATAGCCGCCGGCCAAGAACATGGTCGTGATGGTCGAGGGCGCAACAAGCAGCGACGCGGAAACGTTCAGCACAGCAAGGTTGACCGTCGACGTCGCCGGGTTGCTCAAGCACAGGCCAACATAGGTCGTGGCGAGCGCCGCAGAGGTTGTGACGGCCGAAGGGTTGGCGACCACGCCAATGTTGCCGGCGTAAGAGGGTTCGTAAAGCAAACCGTGGCGCTGGCTGACGAAGAGGCTCTGTTGAGCGCCTGCGCGGAGCGGCTTAGAAACCAGCGCCTTGTTGAGCGCAAAGCCAAGCGTTTGAATTGGAGACTGGGGCATGGGTTAAGCTTTCTCGCTGATTGAGCTGCGGAGCAGTCGGCCTTGGGCTGCGTCGGACCGGACGACGGTTAGAAGCGGTAGGCTACAAAGGCGTGGTTGTTGGTTGCGGCGACCGCCTTGACGGCGTTGGTTAAGCCTGCCGGCAGGTTAAGCGTAACGCCAGCCTTGACCTCGATCGTCGTGCCGTTGGCGCCAGGCGTCGCTGTTGCGGGCGTGTTGATGTAGTCGACGAAAAGACTTTCGGTGGCCGTTGCGGGGTTGGTGATGACCGCGCCGCCGATAATTGAATTGGCCGGAAAGACCGTGACAGGCGAATTGCCGATCAAAACAGCAAAGGCCGAGGCAGCGACCGCCGTCACGTTCGCCTGCGAGATGAAGAGCGGGTTGGCGTTGCTGATCGCCGCACCCAAAACCTCCGGGACCGAGTGCAGGGTCAACGTTGTGCCGTTAAGGTCCGCCTCAACGTTGTATTGAGCGCCAGTGCCGTCAAGAACAATAAAGGTCGTCGTGGTCGTCATGCGGCTAGCTGACCTCTAGGGGCGTGTAATAGGTGCTGACGAGCGCGTTTTTAATCAGCTGACGGCTTTGGTTGAGGATGCTCTGCTGATAATAGCTGACGACAAACTCAATGGTCTTTTTCTGAGCAAGCGTGCCAAACTCGACCTGAGTTTGCTTTTCATCGCGAATGATTGGGTCGTTCATCAGCCCAAGCAGGTCGCTGTTGGTCATGTAGCCAATTACGTAGTCGTAAAAGGCCATGATCTTGGCGTTGTTCAAGCCATAAAGAGTCAGGCGAACGTGGTCTCTTACAAGCTGATAATGGCTGTTAACGCTGTCATTATAGGCGATCGCTTGCAGGGCTGCGGTTGAGCTCGGCTCGATATGCACCGCGCACCAGGGTGGCGTGATGTTGTCCGGCACAGCGAACGAAGGGTAGATCGGGACCAGGCTGTTCAGCGTCAACCAAACGGGCAGCGAGTTCGAGACGATTAGCGAACCATCAGACAGCTGCGACAGGCTGTCGACCAACTGCGTCGCCATCGAACCATAGATGGCGTTGCCTTGGTAATGAAAGAGGCCCGCCTGACGGTAAAGCATTCGCCGAACGGAAAAGGCGAACCTTATGCCGTCAACTTCGCCAACGTACATTGTGTTGGGGTTGGTGGCCGTTAACGCTTCAATCTCGACCTTGCTGGTGAAAACGACCGAATTACGGCTGTAGCTGCTGTCTTCAGTTTGTTGTTGCTCGGTGGAGTAGTGCAGGGAGCCTTGGATCGAGAACTGTGAGCCTTGGTTGTTTTTCGTCGCTGCTGTGTTCGAGAGCGAGTTGACGATGGGCGTTGGTTCGCTGAACAGACTGGCGTTCACCCAAAAGATGTAGCCATCAAGCGGCAGAGCCACCCTTTTATAAAGGGTGAAGGTGACCGTTTGGTCTTGTGAGATCGTGTCAATGCCGGACGCCAGGGCGGCGGCCATCTGGCCGCCTGCGGCCGCGGCGGTTGATTCTTGGATCGTCATATCTTGTCGACCCAAGCCTTCATGGATTGCTCATAAAGGGATGTGTCGATGAAGCTAGGCCGGCGCGCCCCGCGTCCCTTTTTGAAGCGCTTGGATCGGCCTTCCAACGCCGCCTTTGTCGGGATGGGGCTGATGCCCCGCGTTCCGCCCGCCAGGCCTGAAAGATACTCGATCTCGCGATCTTCAAGAAAGCTGTGAAAGCGCTTTTCGATCTTATCGGCGCCGCCGTTGAAGATGTCCGCTGGGTCAACCGATTGGCCCATCAGCATGGTCTCAAGCGAACCCTTGAGGCTTTCCGTCAGATCGTCAGCGATCTCTTGGCTGTGGGCCTCGTAAAAGATGCCCATGACGCTGTATTTCTCTTCGAGGATCTCTGCGACCTCGCCTGTGGTCGTGCCTTCCTTACTGTCGGCGTAAGGGATTTCCAACACGCCAAGGTGCAAGGTCGTCAAGTGAGGCCCCAAAGAGTGCCGATGCTAGAAGCGATGCCGAGGTAGGTCTGACCCCAAGGAGTTTTAAGGTTCTGAAGCTGCGCCAGCGTCAGGCCCTTCATCTGGTCCACAACGTCAAGGCTTACGCTTGATCCTTCATCAGAGGATGAAGCAACAACGCCGCCAGTGAACTTGCCAATGCCAAACTGAATGCGCAGAGCTTGGAAATATCCAACCTGCGCCGGCAGGCCATCAGCAACCGGATTTGGGACCAAAGGAGCGCCATAGATGTCCTGCGCAAAATTGATGACGCGGTCGGCAGCAAGGTTGTAAACCGCCAGGGTGTACATCAAAGGGGCGTTTGGATAGGGGGCAGTCTGCAGCTGCAAATTGACCGTCGCGATAGCGACGTTGTAGGCGTCAGATAGAAAGGTGGAGTTGGTCGGCAGGTTGGCGGTTGGGATTGAGGTCGCGGTGTAAAACCACGTTGTGAAATCGGCTAGCGTTGGGCCACCCATCGTCCATCGCCTCGCGCACTACCATTACAACCAAGCAAATAAAAACCCAAAGAAAAAGCGAGATGAGGCCGCCAATCAGAAGCCCCTCACTGAAGCCTCTATCTCGCTTTTCCATCGCCCCTAGGCCGCCTTACGCGGCCTGCCCCTCACGCGTTGAGCTGGCTGGTTGGCCGGCGGCGGCCCGTTAATGCCGTCCGTGCGAACATGATAGCCCTCGGCAATGGCCTTTTCGTCAGCCTCCGAGACCTCTTCCTGCTCATACTCAACTGTGAATGACTTCGGTTGCTCTTGCGCAACGTTTTCGACCATGTTGTTGAGCGCGATCGCCGCCTTTTCACGCCGTTCACGGCCCTCTTGGACCTTGATGCCGGAGTTGTAGTTGTGCACGCGCAAAATCTGGTCCGCGGTCACAGGCTTGTCGATCGAGTATAAGAAGGTGACGAGCGTTTTTTGACGGCCGATGTCTTGCACCGGAAGCGCGCCATAGGGCTCAATCTGTTGAATGATCTCGGAAATCGAGCCGGGGTCAAGGTTCAACCCACCGACAGGCCGCTGTTGTCCCCGAGGAATGTCGGTGAAGTTGTAGGCAGCGCGGAGCGCGCGAGTGTCACCTTGGCCATCAGGATTGAAGGTCAAGCGGTAACAGACGCGCTGCTCCTGCCTAGTCACATTAGCTACGAATAGCTTACCCATTGTTGAAGATCCTTGCTGCTAAGGACAGTTGAAAATCAGGGATACGGAATGCTGATCAACGTGATCGCGGTCGGGCGCACCGGCCAGCCCGAGGTCACGCGCCACTCGGTCAGGAAGTCAGTGGCGCCACCAGCCATCGGGCTCATGATCTCGCGCGGGGCTGCCATGTCAGCGTACTGCGTGAAGTTGACCGGCGAGCCTGGGGTAAGGTCGGCAAACACGTTGGTGTTGGTCGGGCCGCGGCCCTCTGGCTTTGCCAGCTCCGGCATGATCAAGATGACCATGTCAGTGCCGCCTGAGCCCGCGCCGATGAGGGTGTCGTCATAGGCCCAGGTGAGCTTGTCCTTGTTCTTCATAAGGACTTGCTCAAGGGTCTGCGCCGTGGACGCAGTACCAGCGCCCTCACGTTGGAACTGCGTGAGCTGAACGACGTTGTACTCAAACAGGCCGAGCGTGCGCTGCGGGCCGAGGATCGTGAACTCCCGCCCAATACCCATTTGAAGGGTGCGGGTCTTGAGCTGCTGGATTTGCTGCATCAAGAAGAACGCCATGGCGCCGTTGTCGTAGCTGGTTGCCGTAGTGTTGCCGTTGGGGTCCGGAGGAAGGATGACTGCCGTTGCACCTTGGGCGTTGATGAGGCCTTCGCCGTTTTGAGGGTTCATGCCCTTCAGCGCAGCGTCACGAGCCAGCTGGTTGTGGCCCTGACGCAAGCCAAGGCGATAGGCCTCAACCGCCGAAAAGCCCCAACGATTGGCCGCCGCGACGTCGTGGTGGTCGAACGCCGCCCGCGCCTTAAAGAGATAGGTCGGCGTGTTCAGCATTTGGGTGCTGATGTCGACGGTCGGCAGCTCATTGGGGCTGGCCGCGCCGGCAAGCATCCGCGTGCGGAGGTTGATCTGCTTCATGTAAACGAAGAGATCATCCTCAGCGATCTTGACGCGGAGCGCCTTGCCCGCAAGCGTGTCAGTGAAGCCCGAGGCTTGCGAGTACTGAACAAGAAATTCAGGCTCGATAAAGGCCGGGTTGGTGATGACGTAGGCCGAGAGCTGAAGTGCCATTTTTATGAGTCTCCTAAGAGGACAAGGTTGAGTTGCCCTCTCGGGCGGGGTTGATGGGGCGTTAGATCTGAACCAGAGCGGCTGAACCCGCAAAGTTCCAGGTGGCAAAACCAGTCGAGGACGAATAGTTGACCGTCTTGCTGTTGCCGATGGCGAAGCGAAGAATGCTTACGTTTGGCAGCGCCGTACCGGTGGTGAAGGTGCCGGTAGACGACGTGATGGTCAGCGAAAGGCCCGTCGTGGTCTGGTAAGCGAGCGTGGTGCCGGTGGTGCCCGCGACAGCAGTGAAGGTGCCGTTGATGGCCGCCGTGCCGCCCGTACCGGTGACGGTCACCGAGGCGATGGTGAACGAGTCACCGACGCTGATGCCCGGCGCGGAGGCGAGGGTCAGGACGACGAGGCCCGAGTTGAGCGTACCACCCGTGATCGTCATCGTCAGGCCGGTCGAGACGTAGAAGCTGACCGTGGCGCCCGAGGTCGTCGCCACCGCCGTTTTGGTGCCGTTGATCTGAGCGAAAGAGCCCGTGCCCGTGGCGCCAGAGATGGTGAAGGTGTTGCCGGGGACAAGGTGGCTGGCGGCCGACAGCGTCAGGACGACGAGGCCGGTCGTGGAATTGTAGGTGCCGGACGAGATGGTCAGCGCGCCGTCATAGGTGCCGGAGCTGACGTTAATTGAGCCGGTGCTGGGGATGAGCTGCTGATTGACGAGGTCCCAGCCGACAGGCGAAGAGATCGCCGTGCCTTCAAGCGAGGCAAGGAGCGGGTCGCACTGCAGCCAGATCCGCGCGCCAGAGCCGAGGCGGTAGCTCATCACCTGACCATAGGAGCCGATGGTCGGTACAGGGCTCTGCGGGCTGGTGATCATGCCATAGGCTTGGTCAAACACCGAAAAGCCAGCGATGGGGTAAGAACCACCGGTAACGGTCGTCGCACGACCCATGATGGGGCCAAGCGAATCGTTGGGGTTCGACGCCAGACCAGGGATGGCCTCATAGAGCGCCACGCCGCCCCACATTGGCAAGGTCTCGTTGATCGAGAGAATGCCAGACCGAAGCGCGAAACGGGTTGCCGGGTCCGACTCAGCCGTCCCCTGCGTGCCGCCGTAAGAGGTTGCGCCGTCAAAGAGCCCTTGGCCGACGGTCGTGATGTAGGGGTTGGAATATGCCGGGTTGGTAGCCACTGTTGATCTCCAGAGTAAAGGTGAGGGCGGGTTTCAGCGCCTAGAGGGTTAAGGTTGCAAGACGGAAACCCGCTCTTGCCTTTTGTGCGCAGTTAGACGCCGAGGAACTCGGTCACAAACTGACGTTGCGGGCCGGCGAAGCCGTCCATCCAAGCGGAAGGCGTGCCGTCAAAGGTGTTGATGACGTGGCCGTGCTCGTTGCGCGTACGCATGCGCAACTGACCAGGCGGTAGAACCGCCGGGCTGTTGGCCGCAGTGAGGGCGTCCGCATAGATCTGCTTTTCGATGACTGAGAAAGCGACCTCGTCATGGATGGCCATCAGATTGGCGTCTTTGGCGCCGGGGCTGTGAGCCTTGAGCTTGTTGGCCACGCGCCGACGATAGGCCGGGACGGTTTCGTTGCGCATCGGGATTGGCGCAGAATCACCAAACGCCTGGAAGATGCTGTCGGCCTTGGCTTGCGCGTCGGCCATCTCTTCGGCGTCGGCTTCCTTCATGGACTTGGGCAGCTCCTTTTCGAGGGCGTCAATCTTGGCCTTCAGCTCCTTACGCTCTTCCTTTTCAGCGTCGCGACGAGCCTTGTCAGCCTTGCGCTCTTCCTCTTCAGCGTCGCGCTTGGCCTTGTCCATCATCTCTTCTTCGTCCTCGTCTTTCCGCTTCTTGTCGGCGGCGACGCGCTTGGGCTTGCCTTCTTCAAGGCTGTCAGGACCTTGGTCCTCTTCCTTGCCTTCGTCCTTTTTGGCGCGCTCTTCCTCTTCTGTCTCAGCGTCGCGCTTGGCCTTGTCGGCCTTTTTCTTTTCTTCCTCTTCAGCGTCGCGCTTTGACTTTTCGGCAGCCTCAAGCGCGTCGAGACGCGCGTTGAACTTGCCGAGGGCGTCGAGGATGGTGTTCTTCAGCTCAGCGTCGGCCTTGGCGGCGTCTTCGCGTTCGTCTTTCTCGGCCATGACTGATTAGGCTCCTATAAGGGTTTTGCGGATTGCAAGGGTTGTTAGGCGGGTGTTGGTGGCATCAAGCCGGGCGGCAAGATCTTGAAGAAAAGGTTTTTGGCTGTCGGCTCGGGTTTCGTCGTCCACGCCCGAACGATCCACGCCCACCGGGTCACCGAGCTTGTCCCAAACGCCCGCACCCTTATTGGGGAGGATGGCGATGTGGTCCAGCAGCGCCGGCACGCCCTCAATGAGCAGGGTCTTGCCGTCCTCCAGCGTCATCTTGGTGTTGGCGGCAGGGTCACGAAAGACGACGGTAGGCGAGGTTGAGGCCTCTTCCTCAAACAAGACCTTGTTCATCGCGGCGTCATAGACCTTGGCAATGCCCCACACGTCCTGGCCCTTGATGTAGGCCAGCATGATCGAGCCTACTACGCGGTTGCCGAACTCCTCTGAGCTCATGGTCGCGCCGGGCGGGTGCTCCCAAATGACGCTGAGGCCATTGCACCGCTGACAAAACTCCTCGGTGAGGTAGTTCTCAGGCTTACGGAAAACGAACTCTTGGAGCGCCTGCCGGTAGGCGACGCCTGTTGAGGTGATGCGAATGTTCCACAGGTGAACGTTTTCATAGACTTGCGGGCTGGTCAGCTCGCCTGCGGCCATCATGCGGGCAATGTCTAGCTCGTTGGCCGTCAAGCGCGCCAGCGCGATCCTTGCGCCGGGGTGAAGCGGCTCAGGCGGATAGGCTAGCTTTGCCCAACTCCAGCCGACGTGCTCGTCGCACTGGTGCGGGGTGAAGGGCTCCTTGACCTTGACAAGGTAGGTGGAGAAGTCGACGTCTTCAGACTGGATCGGTTGTTGTGAGACAGGGTCTGTGGGCGGGGGTTCTTCGGCCTTGACGATCGTTCGGGCCAGCAGGGTCGCTTGACCAGGCTTAACGGTCACGCCCGTCTCTTCCTCGCACTCGCGAATGGCGCACTCCTCAAGCGTCTCGCCGTCTTCCTGTTGACCCCCGCATGGCGCCCATTGCAAAGCGTGATCAGAGCCAGGGCCACGGCGCAGGAACAGCGCCTCCTTGTCAGGCGTGATGAAGAGGATGCCGGCGGCGCGGATCATTGTTATTTTGGAAACTTCTTTGCTGCAACTTCTTTTAGAGCTTCAACTGCCTCTTTTGGAATGGTTGCGCCTTTTGCCTCTTTAATAGCCCGGGCGCATTGATCTCCAAACCATTTTGCAGCCTCAGGAGAAAGAGCTTCAGCATCCTTCTTCGCCCAAGCCGCATCAGCCTTGCGGTTCTCGATGGCGTCCATGCGCTCGTTGAGCGCGTCACACATCTTGGCAATGTCGGCCATGGTGCAGTCTTTGGCGGAATCTTTCTTTGAACGCCGGCTTGACAGACGTTGGTGGCGCTCAAAGCCGCGCATTACAGCGTCATATTCTTTAGGGGACACGCCTGCGCGCTCTAACTCACGCACGACTTCCTTTTCAGAATAGCCCTCTTCGCCCATGTCGAAGCCGTCGGATTCGCTCCAACCAGCATCCGCCCGATCTTTCCCCACGAACTCCCTCCCGACTTTCTGGCTGACGCCGCCATAGCCGCCAGGCGTGTGGGCCGCGGCTTCCATCAATCTGTGCTGAGCCGGCGAAGTTGTCGGCATTAAGCCTTAGCCTTCTTGGCGCGCTTGGAGGGCGGGGTGAGCGTGGTCACCTTGGCGTCGGTTTCGGCCTTACGCGGCGGGACGGGCGGGCGAACGGCCTCTGGTGCAGGTTGAGGCGCGACCTTGATCTCGACCGGCTTGGGCAGGCCAAGGCCAACGTAGTCGCGGATCTTATCAAAGAGCTTCATTAGGACATGGCCTCCTGAGCGATGATCGACGCGCCGACCGTATTAGAGCCAAAGGTAGAAGGCGTTGTGATGGCGACCGTCAACAGGTCAGGCGCGGTGCCTTGAACGTTGTTGTAGAGCGGAAAGAAGTTGCTCAAGTCAAAGTTCTGCAACCCGCCAGACGGCAACGGCGTATTGTAGACCACCTCGCCGCCGGCCAAGGCTGTGGCTGACACGTCGCGCTCCACGAAGCTGTTCAACGAGCCAAGTGAGTACATGGTCGCAAACGACGCGCCAGTCAGCGAGATCGGCGATTGGTAGGTCGAGGCGATTAGCTCAAGCGTGCAGTTAGCGCTGGAGTAAATGTTTAGCGACTTAGGCAAAATTTGCCCACGGTCAATAACGCCAAGGATGTAGTTGCCGCCCGCCGCCGGGGGAACGGCCATGGGGCCGGAAACCAAGACGTTGTCGACGACCGTCAGCGCGCTGGTCGTGTTGGCGGTGATGCGGCCGATTGAGCCTTGGCCCGTTTGATAGGTCGCAGAGGTCAGCGTGACCGTACCGGAGGCCGAGGTGGCAAAGGTGAACTGGTTAGCCGCCGGGATCGAGGTGATCAAAACCTGCGTGGGAAATGGACCGCCAGTCGCGGGCGAGGCTCCGTTGAGCGTGACCCACCGGCCAGGTTGAAGGTAGTGGTTGGCCGCGGTTGTAGTGACCGTCGCCACGCTGGAGGTGATAGAGCAGGCCGAGATGCCCGCCGTCGCGCCACGGCTGAAAAGGTACTTGCCCACCCAAGCGCCGGCCACGAGCGGCGTGCCGGTCAGGTTGACCGTGGTCGCGGACGCCGACTGTGTGACCGATGAGATCGCCGCCCCGCCGGCAGGCAGCACGCCGTTTGCGCCCGAATAAGCGGAGTCCACGCCATACTCCAGCGTGCCCATGTTGCGGTAGCGAATGCTCAGCAAAGGGTAACGCGTGGCCGAGGCGCCAGGGGCGCGGGTCGGCGTGCCCGCCGCCATGCCATAGCCGTAAGTAAAGCCGCGCTGATCGTCGATCTTGCCCTTGGCCAGGACCGAGACGCCGTAGTGGGTCATGGAGCCAGCGGTCGAAGGGCCGATGTTGCGCAGCTCGTAGCGGACAGGCAGGTTGCCAGTGCGCGCCCAAGCAACCTGTTGGTTGGTCAGGTTGCCAATGCCGACGCTGTGCAGCACGTAAGGCTCGCCGCCGATCATCACGCCCCAACGGAGCATGCCAGCCCCGTACCAGGCGAACTCGATCCACCACATCTGAATTTGGTTGACCGAGAAAGTGCCGACCGCCGGGTTGGTGCCCTTCCAGACGTTTTGAGGGTCAGACCAAGTGCAAGAGCTGTTTTGCGGCCCTGCATAGATGCGGTTTTCAAACACCCCGCCGCCGCCAGCGTCGGAACGGTAAACGACCGCCATGCCCGTTGGGTTTTGGGGCGTGGGGTCGCCTTGTTCAAAAAAGATGCCGTTGCCGTCGTCAAAGAAGCCAAGACGTTGACGCTGGTTGAAGTAGGCTTGACCAAACAAAAGGCCCGAGGCGAGGTAGAGCGTCTTGCCGGGCTGGTAACGAATGTAGGGGCGGGTTTGGCGGATGGCGAGGTCGCCGCTGGCCGACGAGACCGAAAGCAACACGCCACCGAGCGAGGAAGAGGCGGCCACAGCACCAGCGCCCGAGGTGTAGGCTTCCCAACGCATGGGCTGGGGGCCGTACTCAAAGTCCGCCTCAAAAAGGTTCTGGACCTCAGAGACCTCCAGCTTGCCTACGTTGTCACGCAGCCGTTGAGGCATCGCCACTTGCGACGAGTTGTCGGCCAGGAGGCGATACTTGGCGGTGTCAAGCGTGTTGATCGGGTTCTGAGGCATCAAAGCTCCTCTAATTTTCTACGGGCCTCGGCCAGCTCGGCGCGGCCCTTTTCAGTCATGCATTCGTCAGGGACGTCACGCAGGTTATAGACATAGGTTGCCTTGCAACGGCAAAAGATCTCTTCGCCCACGTGCGTGATGTCGTCGTAGTAGTCGTTCGGGCCTTTTTTCATCAAGCCGCGCTTGATGGCCCAGTTGTCCTTGTAGGCGAAAAAGTGCTGGTCGCGCGCCTTGTGGTCCGGGCGATAGTTGTAGCCTGCCTGGCGCCAGGCTGAATGCCAGATCACGCCCAGAGCGTTGCCGCCCTCCGCGATGGTCTCGTTGATGTTGGCTGTGAGCTTTGAGGCTTGGTCGATGTGCAGCCGGCGCTCCTCATAGGGGAGCTGCGCCAGGCTTTTGCGGATCTGCTGCTTGGTCTCTACCTTGTCAATGTCCGTTGCGCCACCAGCCGGGATGCTGGTCGCCCAGCCCGAAAAGCGCTGAAGCGTCTTTTCAATCGCCTGTTGGCGGTTAAGCTTGATCAGGTCAGCGCTGGCCATGATCCGTCGGTCGAGCGCCGCCTTTAAAGACGGCCGCAAGCGATCAAGCGTAAACCGACCAACGCCCTTATGAAACTTAAGCGCGCCGCCTTGCTCAACCATGCGCTTGTAGGTACCAGCGAGCGCGTCGCGTAAGTCTTGCTCCATCTGAGCCGCAGACCTGAACGAGCGCTCAGCCGCCTCGCGCAACTTGCGCTGCCAGTAAAGCACCTGTTCTGCCGAAACGAAGCCGCTCTCTGACATGGCCTTGACGGCGTCAGTCAGGACCGAGAAATAGTCGTCCCTATTTTCGGCCATCGTACCCTGCTTTGGCCGCCAACCTGTAGCCCTTCGCCAAGAGGTCTAGGCTCACTTCCACGCGCCCGACAATCTCGGTTTGAATGGCGGCAGCCAAGGTCCACTCTTGGCAGTTCAGAGCCTTGTGGTAGTCAACATGGGCGAGCGTTGCAGCTCGCATAGCAGCCTCAGCCAGCTGAAATTGCTGGTCGATTTCCGCGCTGACCGTCAAGCCAGGACCCTCAACGCCTCGCGAAGGCGCTGTGAATCTTGGGCCGCGAACGGCTTGCCAGGTTTGGGCTCTTCTAGGCCTTCGCCCATGGTTTGAGTTGGCGGTTCGTAGCTTACCAAGGCCTCGACGTCGATCAGCAAGGATGACGGGAAAAGCAGCTTGTCGCTGTTAATGTTATCTGCAATCCACTGAACGATGTTGGCCTTGTTTTCCGGGTCGGCGATCGGCAACAGAACTTCAGCAACCGCAATCATGGCCTTAAGCTTGACATCGCTAACAGCGATCTTGTCGCTGTCGGGCTCCTCGATCAGGCTCGGCCATTCAGCCGCAAAGGAATTTTGCGCGTCGTAGAAGAACTGCCGATAAGAGGCTGGTAGCTTGTCTTTGTAGTCCGCCTTCAGCGTTTCATAAAACTGCTTGTTCCAGGCCCGATACTGACAGACCTTGGTCATGAAGTCATAGAGCGGCGTCATCCAAATGCGGAGCCGCTGAATGTATTGCGCAATGCGCTTGGCGTCCTCAGTCCCCTCGCCGAAGCCCTCGGCCATGGTTTCTGAGTTGATAATCTGCGCGGGCGTGCCGGCGGCGCTGGCGATGTTCTCAAGGATGTTCTTGCGAGCTTCTTTGAAAGCGCCGTCGATGTTTTGAAGGTTCAGCGATTCAATCGCGTCTTCATGACCGATCTGAAGAACGTTGCCCGTCGCACCTTGCTGAAGCAAAATGCGCTTGACCGCCCCGACCGCGGCCATCAGGCCATCGACGATGGACGAGGTTTGCTTGATCTTGGTCACCAGCAGGCCTGCCTTGTAGGCGACCATGTCGTCAGTGACCAAAGTGTTGATGTAGCTTTTCAACGGAAACAGAGCGCGCAGGTAAACGCTGCGGCCAACGTAGCCGAATGACGTTGAGGTAAACGACAGGTAGACCGGGTCCTCGTGCATCAGGGTAACCGCCCTGGAACGATGAACCGGCTTGCCGGCGATGGTGATGCCTTGCACCTTAAGGAAGTCGATGGACGCTGGGTTTTGGTCTAAGACCAGCGAGCCGGCAGTGTTCAGCGGGTCGAGAACGTTAAAGCCAATTTTGGCGCCGGCCAGCGCCTCAAAGTTGACGGGCCGGTCGTTAGGCGTGCCCTCGACCAACAACGCCAGCGAAGCGACGCCGTAGATACGCGCGAGGCGCGCGGTGTTGAAGATCACGCGGTCAGCGCCCAGCGCTTTCCATTCATCCTCAAAGGCCTCGCGCAGCCGGTCCTCGGGGCCTTTTTGAATGCTGATCTTGCGGTCTTGCGACTGAGCGACCGCGAGGGGAGAGTCAACGATCTTGGCGCCAAGCGGGTGATAGAGGTAAATGGTCTTGGCGGTCTGGTAGCTGACATCATCGCCAGGCTGCAGGTCTGGCGCCATCAAGATGTCTTGAAGCGCGTTGCCTAGCGCCGTGCCTGTGACGGAGGTTTCAGCCATGGGTTAACTAGAAACCTCCGTTGTTACCCAAGGCTAAGGCGGGGCCGTACGTGTAGCAGTCCAAGAGGTCATCGGCTCGCTTGGCTGCGTCCTTATCACCGATCCTAAATGAGGTGACCTGGCTTACTAGGTGATTACGCGTGGCGCCCTTGAAAGGAAATGTCTTTTCATAGGCCCGTTGAGAGAGCTTAATCTCTCCGCGGAAGTGGTAGCCACTTACTGAGATGGCTCGCTCATCCTTGCCAAGGGCTGTTAGCCTTGACTCGATGGCCCTTGCCTTCAGGCCGCGGCGCGCGGCCTGTTGAAGCAAGATCTCGCCCGAGGCCTTGTCCTCAATAAAGGCGCCAAGCGACCCATGCCTTGCTCGGCATGAGGCTGCGTAACCCTCAAGCTTCTCAAGGACCGTTGGCAGCCAAACCTCTAAAAGCGAGCCCTCGATTTGAACCAGCTCATAGTCAAGGATGACCAAGGGATAACCCGTCGCCCTTGAGCGCGCCCAGTAGATGACGCCTGTGCCGTCGTTAGCCGAACCTGTCTTTGTGGCCGTGTCTAGCGTACAAAATACCGCGTCACATAGGGTAGGGTCTTGGACGGGCTGACCGTTGACAAGGAGCTTGTCAAGGTCAAAGAAGGCAACCCCGCTCCAGTCAATAAACTCTGCCTCGTACTCTTGCGCAAAGACGAGAGGATGGGTGTCTCGGCGAAGGCGCTCGATCTCTTCGGCAGGGAGGTAGGGGTTTTGGATTGATGGGGCGTGGTATTGGACAAAGCCATGCCGCTCTTTTGGATCAAGTTGATCCTCATTGCAGATGCGCCACATGAAGTTTTCAGGGTCAACCCCGTTGGTGTTGCTTAACACCACGCAGCTGCCAAGGTAATCAAGCAGGGTAGGAAGGATTGACCTGGAGAAGGTGTCCTTCATGTCAGCCGTTGTAAAGGCGGCCTCGTCGATTATGGCTAGGTGATATTTACGGGATCGTCCCGCTCGAGGGTTGTTTAGCGTCCAAAATTCAGCAGAGCCACCACCGTCTAGGCGAATCATGCCCTCAGTCTTAGAGGAGGACTTTACGACAGGCTCGAGGGTGGTTAGGATCTCAGCATAGGCCTCGGATAAGATGCGATAGTCGGGAGCAAACCAAGCTACACGCTTGCCTTTAATCGTGGCGTCAGCTAGAAGCACCTTGCCAAGGTCGGTTTTACCCCAGCGTCTTCCGCAACGAATAGCTAGGAAGCGAGGACGGCGCCCGGTCGCGGGGTCCTTAACCTTGTAGGCTGCTATCTGCCCTGGGTGAAGGGTCGGTAGGTTTATCTCAATGTTCACTCTGAGTCAGGAAGACCGCCAACAATGACCACCTTTGTTGGTGAGTCGTCCTTTTCCTCTTTCTTTTCGCCCATCTTTGTGGGCATCATCTTACCAAGCGCCCACATCTTGGCGTGAAGCATAAGACGGTCGCGAGCTACCGAAGTTCCGGAGTCCTCAAAGGCCTCTCCACGGTGTTTTCCTTCGGAAATGTCTTCCGCTTCTCGTACAGTATTCTCTACAATTCTTGCAATCGCAAGGGAATATCTGCTGAGAAGGGCTGTATCTTCCTCGTTTTCTTTGAACTTGTCGATGTAGTAAAGAACTAAAGCTCTGGGATAACCTATCTTTTGACAGGCCTTCTGTACCGAGATATTTTCGCTTTCTAAGACATCGGAAAGCATCGTGATAATCTCACGAGGCGTTCTAAGTTTATTTTCAAACTTAGCGCTTTCCACTTTGGGCTCACTTGCTCTTTAGATTCACGTTACTTCTCGGGGTTGATAAAGGCCGCCCGCCTTCATCTGATGTTGCATAGTCCCTCGGCGGTTTAAGGCTAGGACTGCTCATGCAACCTAAGACTTCCTATGACGAAGTCTTATATAATCCACTTATATCTTAGTATGGCCTAGATGTAAACGACAGTATGGCTTGGCTACTTTTAACCAAAAGCCCTTATAGGTTCTTCATACTCTACTGACTCATCTCGCACTAAGTCTACATTTCTGACGTTAACTTTTATGGCTCCACCAGCCATGTCAGTCTCGATCCAATCATTGCCTAAATACAGGCCTTTAATTGAGACCTTACCACTAACGGCTAGCACCCTCTCACCAACAACTAGCCCCTTTGGCCTTTTCTTGTCCTTTTTCCTACCTCCCCACTCGCCAGCCCTTCTTTCTTCCTCAAACTTTAGTGGCTCAATCAGCTTGGCTATCTTTTCAATCTCACTTAACCCAATAAGCGCAGGAGCCCCGGCAAACGATACTATCTTTAGGACGTTCTCGACTATTTTAAGAAGGGTTATGTTTGGCGCTGACGTGACTTCAACAAACATATAGCCGTCAAGCACTGGTTTTCTAACTAAGACTAGCCGATCTCCCTTGATCCTTCTAACTCTTTTTTCAATAGAAAAGCTTGGGCAAACCGCCTCAAAGCCCTCCTCCCTTAGCCTTTCTAAGGCCTTATTTTCAGCACCACACTTTACCATAAGGATGTAGTAGGCGGATGCTTCGTCAATCATGTATATCTCACCCGTAAAAGAGCTCTGATCTCACCAATACTACAAGAATTTGCCAACCCCGTAAAGATCAATAAGATACTAAGAATGAAGTGACCAAGCCATCTCCCTTTACTAACCCCACCCATTACCTTCCTGTGTCTGTCCCTAAACCTTCATAACTTTTACCCGTACTATCTTACCCAGTGGTCAGACTTATAAGCTCGGCAAACCCTAAGTGGTTGATTTGATTGGTCAATTAAACTCTAACTGGTTATTATATTATATTTAGAATAATATATACAGACTAGTTATGTACTTGATTACATTATACATTTTATCGTGTAGTCTGACCACTGAGTAGAAAGACACACTTTTACCTCCCACCATCAAAAATAATAATAATTATTCTTTCCCCTATAGACTTTAATAGGAATAATAACTATTATAATTATCTCCCAGAGTACATTTTACTCTACTCAACAGACACACACCCTGAAAAGGTTTTTTGACTAATAAAATCAATCACTTAGGGCTTTGTCTTAATACCAAAAGTGACCCAGAAAGTGCCCCATAGGTCCGGCTATAGGGCCAATTTTGGCTCAAATATCAAGCTTGGCATTTTACCTAGCTACTTCTAACAAGCACTTTTACCAAGCCTATCCAAGCCATGCCAAGCTTATTAGGCTAGGTTAAACCAAGCTATAAAATAACTATAATAAAACCGATGGCTTGGTTAAATTTAATCTAACATATACGGTCCACAAGACTTAGATTATTATAATTAAACGCACAAAACACTGGTAAAACCTAGTAAAAAGGACCCTCAAGATGAAGCCTGACGTACTCTCACAGATCCCTTCCTTGCGTGTAGAGGAAGGCATAATAGAGGAGGCTGACATGGCCGTCTTTGTAAAAACAGCAGATGGTCAGAAAGTCTGCTCAATAGCCTTGGATGGTTATGACTCTACGTCCGCTGAACAGGTCGCAGCCTGCATCTCAAGGATACCTCTTATGCTTGCCCTTATACAGGAGCTAAGGGACCTTGGCGGCGGCTACGACGAAAGAAACAGGCCATTTGGCCGAAGGGCGCCCGTAGCCTATGTTCTTTCTAACGCAAACGCCCTACTAAAGGACCTAGAGCCCATCTCTAGCCTGCTCAAGCCACCATCAATGTAAGGACCCAACCCTCCCATGCCCCTAGTCCAATACTCCCACCCGTCACGCTCTATCAACGTGACCAAGGTTATTCAAACCCCAAAGGCGGTTACAGCCCTCTCTTCTTGGGTCCTTGCTGCCCGCAAGGTCATCCCCATCATCCCAAGGTTTATGGCAAACAACGACGAGTGGGCCATTAGGAACCATATCCTAACGGAGCAGTCCATCATCTTTGAGGTCTACAACAAGAAGACCTACGACAAGTTTGCGCTTGTCTTTGACCGCAAGCGGGACACCGTTGGCGTCAAGGCCTAAAACGGCACGTCATCCTCAGCCGTCCCCTTGACCGTTACCGCCGTCAGAAGGTCACTAGGGTCGTCCTTTCCCCAGTCAAGGGTGACCCCTAGCGCCTCAGCGTAGCTCTTACGGCAGTCGTCAAGTGGGGGCAGGCGGTACCCCCAGGGACGGTTTGTCGTGGTAACCCCGTACTCGTCTTGGCTTTTTACCGTGATCCTCACCCTTTTCAGCATCTGGTTTGGCATCATGGCCGCCAGCTCTTTGCCAAACCACACGTCATTTCTTGGCCTTACGACCCGCCACTTTGTCGCGATGTTGATGTAGTACTCCCAAAGCTTCCTGGAGTCTACCTCGGTCTCCCACCGGCCTGTCCCAGGCCAAATCTCCCCGTACACCAGCCGCTCGTACCAGAACCGCTGCACTGAGTCAAGGCTGTGCTCCTTCTGCTCGTTAAGCGCCCCAGTCCTTGGGATTACCGACGGGTCCGTCGTTGAGAGGTCAAAGCGCTGCAGGTGGTGCATGAGGCCGCCGTAGCCCCCGTCCATCATCTGACGCCGCATCTCAGCAAAGAATGACTGGTTCTGCATCTTGTCGTCGCCGCAGTCAAGGACGGCAAACCGCCGCTCCTCGCTGGCTGTCGGCACCACCCACTCAGCGTTGCTGGTGATCATCAGCCGTATGTAGTTGTTGATCTCAAAGCTGTCCTTGCCCTTAGGCTCAATCCGGTTTGTTGGTGACGTTACCAGCCCTTTAAGGCGGCCAACGTGTCTAGGGTCTCCCGCAAAGAACCCCTCATCTGCCTGCAGCAGCAGCGCCTGGCTCATGTGGCTGTTAAACTGGCCGGTGACGTACCTAGGGTCGTCAACCAGCACGTAGTGGTCCCTTATCAAGGCGCCGAAGTGCTGGCCCACCACGGTCTTTCCTGTCCCTTGCTTTCCTCTTATGGCAAGGCTGGTGCCAACCTTAGAGGCAGGGTGCTGGATGATGCTGGCAAACCAAGCCACCACCCACCGGTATAGGCTCTCGTCACCCTTTGCCACGTTGGTCCGTAGGTGCTCCTCTAGCAGCGACCAGTCGCCTGTTGGGTCAGGCTCGTACGTAAAGCCTCTCCAAAGGTTGTACGAGCTTTTCGTGTCTTTCTCGGGCTCAAACACCACGTTCTCGTAGGACCTCCGCTGTGGGTGGCCCATCCAGTAGTCGATGATGTTGATTTCTTTACGGCCACTCACCACCGTCCGGTTGGCAAAAAACGACGTCATGTCAAAGCGGCTTGAGTAGGTAGGCACTATCTTTCTATGGAGCTCGTCGTACTTCTCCCATATGATCACGGTCTTCCCGCCAAGCATGGTCACCGCCATCTTGGCGTTTAGCTCCTCAATGATGGCGTCGGTCCCGCTTCTAAACTCGACTGCCCTTCCTAGCAAGGCCTTGACGTCCACCCCCTTAGGTGGCTCGTCCGCGAGGTCCCAGGCCTTTGGCAGGACGGGCTCACCCCTATCGTCTATTGGCAGCTGAACAACCTTGGCTACTACCCCCAGGCTGTAAAGCACCTCCCCGATCGCCATGGCCGCCTTTAGCCCAGGCTTGTCGGCGTCGGGCCATATCGTCACGTCCCGGCCCTTAAGGTCTTCCCAGCAGGCTTTTTCAGTGGCGCCTGAGCCTCCTGGCCACGTCATCACAAGGTTGTCAGGGAAGATCAGCCTGGCGGCCTCTGCCGTCTTCTCGCCCTCAACGATAAGGACCGGCTTGCCCTTCCAGTCAGGGTCATCTAGGAGGTGGGCGCCATAAAGCGGCCTTGGCTCAGGGAACGCGCGCCACCCCCACCTTCCCTTGTTTTCCTTGGCGTTGACCTGCCAGGTGAGGGGAAGGGTTACCTTGCCACCTCCCGGCTCATTAAAGCGGTAGACCCATCCTACGGTCTCACCAGCCCGGTTCTTGTACTCCCACCGAGCGGCCTCTTTGCCGTGCTGGGGATGGGTTATGTTGGGCTTGCTTTTGGCCACAAGCGGTGGGACGACCTTGACCGTCTTCCAGTCCTTGCCGGCGCCATCTCCCTCCCAAAGCCCTCTTGCCTTTAAGGCAGCTAGGACGGCCTCCTTGCTGCAACCCACGTGGCAGTGGAAAAGGACCTTGCCTGAGCTGTTTAAGGATAGGGAAAGGCTTGGGGTGGTGTCGTTGTGCGCGGGGCAAAGCGCCGAGTATGAGTCGCCACGTTTTACCTCCTTTCCATTTGAAAGGGCGTAGGCTAGGTCAGCTAGGTTCATGTGTCATCTCATTACCTCAACGTTTTCAATAATCCCCTATCGTTGGTCCCTTTAAGGCCAACTAGGGATCGTCAGGCTTGAGATGACCTAGGTTTCTTCCTTTCTTTCTACCTCTTTCTTCGTTGGGTAGGTCGCTACCCCCATGTCAGCAAAAGTTGGCATGTAGTACAGCACCACCCTCAAGGGGTCTTGCTTTGTCTTTAGCTTTCCCGTAGCGACCAGCCTTCTCGCAAAAGACCCCAGCGTCTCCTCAGTGTATGCCGTGGTCTCCTCAAGCGCTAGGTTCTCAGCGATGATCTTTGCCTGCCTTGGCAGCTGCGCCACGAGGCTCATGATCATGGGGTCCTTCAAAAGGTCCACCCTGACCCGGTACTTGTCCTTCTCTTCACCCGCCGCCTTTGAGGCTGCCTCGTTGACGACCTTGTCGCCATTGGCTTGGCACCAGGCCCAAAGCAGCCTTGATAGCTCCATGGGCGCCTTCCCCTTGGCCTCTATCCCTACCCTCTCACAAACTTGAGCAAGCTTTGGCCCGGTAAACTTGGCGGCAAACTGCTCTGGCTTGACAAACACAGCGTACATGTACGTCTGCCAGTTGTACCTTCTTCCAACCTCCTCAAGGGTCTTAAAGAGCCTGGTTGAAAGCGTCTCGTGAAAGAACACCACGACCCAGCTGCCCTCCTCACGATGCTCGTAAGGCTGATAGAGGTCCACTTTGGCAAGGTGGGTGTAGGCGTCCTTCATGGCGTCGTATGGCGGCTTGGCGCCCTCACGAGCCCCAACTTGAGCGGTAGCCATGGTAGTCCCCCTTTAACCACCGGAGCCTTCACCAAAACGGGCAGTTGGGCTCATATAAACGGGTGGCTTAGATTGATGCGTTTGAATAGTGGTTATATGTCTAGCGCTTAAGGCACTTGACGTAAACGGGTACATGTACCCGGTAGGCAAGGCCAATTTTTTTCAAGAAAAATGATCAGCAAGGGTGTACATGGCGATGGCTCCACCATATAAAGAATCATCACGCGGCCATCAACCGCAGAGCATCGGAGCAAGACAATGACCCAGTACAGCGAGATGACCAAGAAGGAGCTTCTGGCGGTCGCCAAGGACCTCGAGATCCAAGGCCGCCACGACATGACCAAGGAAGAGCTGCTCGAGGCCATCCTTGAGGAAGACCCCCAGGATGACGAGGACGGCGAGGAGGACGCGGTCGAGGTCGCCGACAAGGAGACCCTCGTCGAGATGAAGCGCCGCCGGCCCTCCAATGCCGAGCGAGACGAGAACGGCCGAGTGATCCGCAAGGACCGCAACCTCTCAGGAAACCTCCCCTTCGAGCCCAAGCTCTATGCCCTCTCCTCCTCCGTCGCCAACGAGCGGCGCTGGACCGAGGAGTATAAGGCGGCCCTGGCCGCCGCGCCCGGGCAGGTTAAGCTGATCCTCAAGGCCATGCGCCACGAGGGCATCGTGGGCGAGGACGGCCTGCGTGGCGGCGAGATCGTGGAGCTAGCCATTGCCAAGGGCTATATCTCCACCAAGATTGACCCGCCTGCCCTCTGGGCCTACTACCGCCGCCTCCTCGAGGCGCTGGGCGTGGTTCACATCAACGATGGGGAGGGGTGATGGCCACCCATAAAAGAAACTCCCTAGCAAATAGGGAGGACCCAAGGCTAGGCAAGCCTGAGGACGCCGAGCTTTACCTGAAAGGGCTTCCAAAAGCCCTTTCTCACTATCTTAAGTACGAGTCACCAATCTTTTGGTCGCCTAGGTCCGTCTACAATATCTATAGAAAGCACGGCGCCGAGGCCACCCTATACCACCTAAGGACTATAAACCGTATGGACGCCATAAGGGTTTACGGGCCGGATTACCCTATACCACCTCTATGAGACTTAACCCAAAAACTAGCCAAGCTTAACCTCCCATTTTATGGGTTTACGTGGCAGTGGTTCTTATCTATCTCTATATTACTAGAAACTGATAACTCCCCTTTTGATCGTAGGGGTCCCATTAAACCAAGGAGAAGAGCAGCATGAAGATCGAGCTTAAGGTCGTCCGAGAGCCGACCAAGGAAGACAAGCTGGCGCCCCAAGCCGCGGTCGTCGTCAAGACCATCGTCGGCAAGGTCGGCCTCAACGCGTTCATCGACCAGGGCGAGGTGATTGCCGAGCTTGAGGCCAACGAGGAGGCTGGCGTTGAGGGCCTTACCCTTAACACCCGTCAACCGCCCTCGCGGATCCTTTCATTCTACAAGAAGCCGCTGATCGACGCCGGCATCATCGAGGTCCAAAAGACCATCGAGGTCAAAGAAAAGGCTGAGGGCCATGAAGATGCCGAGCCCAAGGCCAAAAAGCCTCGTAAGGCCAAGGCGGCTGAAGAGACCGCCTCTGAAGGTCACAACGTCGAGGCCGCTGCGGCTTAAGACTATTGGTCACCTTGGGTTTAACCTAAGGTAACCGGTGACGAGTGGCCCCCTCTACGTTGGGGTGGAGGGGGCCGCTTTAGTATCTAATTTCCTCTTAAACCTTGGCCAATCTAGCCAAGCCAATAGGGGGTTATCGATGATAACCCCATGGGATACCATCTATATGGTCCCTCAAGCCACGACGTCTGGCGATTATGGGATTTCCGGCAAGGCCTATTAGCCTTGACCCACGGCCATGGGCCCAGGCTTTAGAAAATGACGCGCTCCGTCTGCCTGGGGGTAACGAGGAGTGATGCCCTCCCCATGAGCCACTCCCGTGGCCAAGTGAGCCACTCCCGTGGCCAAGTGAGCCACTCCCGTGGCCAAGTGAGCCACTCCCGTGGCCAAGTGAGCCACTAGCCCTTTCCTACTTGGCCGCTAGCGTGGTAAAATAAGCCATTTTCAAAAATAAATATGTATGAACCCGTGGTTTGGGCCTATAAAGGATCATCAACCACGGAGAACTTAGATGCGCCTTTCTTCAGAAGACCTGCTTGACGCCCTCAATGCCGCTAAGGAGGCAGAGTGGGACTGCGACGACGACATCTATTACCAAGGCTGCAGCGTCGACGATACAAAAGACTCTCGCGGCCAGCCCTTGAGACCCTACTACAACGAGGGCGGCGAGCCTTACTGGATGTAACCACCCTACCACCGCGGACAACCCGCCCAAGCCCGGAGCCGAAAGGTGGCCGGGCTTTTGGGGTGTAACTAAGGAGATGAAAGATGAGCCCGCAGCAATTAATCCTTGAAATGATCGCCGCCGAACATCGCTTGGCAAATGAGCCCGACGCGCGCCGCGTGATCCGGAATGAGCGTCAAACACTTCAGGTCGCGTTAAGCGCCCGTCAAGGCAACATTCGAGAAGTCGCCGCGGAGGCCTTACGCGTTCTAAAGATGTGGCTTTAGCGCCCCTTCACCATCTAACAGGAGAATAGCGATGACCCCATGGCCCAAAGACGCTGAAGGCAAAAACATTTCTCTCGGCAAACTTCCTAAAAATGTTCAGCGTCAATTGATGATTGAAAGCGCAGAGCGCGTTAAGCGCACGTTCGAGCATCCGAAAATGACGCGCCTCATTGAAGCAATTTTGAAAGATTGCCCATGACCACCAGTGCAACCATCCCAATCACCGTAACCGCTAATCAATATGCCCTCCTCGTTGCCTACGGCTTTTCACCAACAAAAGCCGCTGAGATCGTCCTAGACGCCAAACGCGGCGACCCTTACGCCATTGAATGGCTTAACATCGTTCTCAAACAAACCAAGGACCCTCGCTCATGACCGTTCACGTTAGCACTTCAATTCAGTTAAACACCGCAGACGGTTACGTTAGCACTTCAATTCAGTTAGACACCGCAGACGGCGATGTATCGTTTGTCGGTATCGCATGCATTCCGCAAAAGGTCGTTGTGAATCTGAGGGTCAATTTTTGGGATTACGCGTCAATCGTCCTAACCGCCACCCAAGCCCGCGACCTCGCCGCCGTCCTCCTCGCCGAAGCGGCGCGGGCGGATGCTTATAATGGGGAGGTAGGAGAACTATAATCTGACGAATAGGCCAAGGCAACAGGATAGCCTTGGCCTATTCTTACCATTTACAACCGCCCTATAGTCGTCTAGGATGGCCACCTACCCAAAATAAACGCCAACTAAAGAACTAAAGGACAATTATGCCAAACCATATGATGGTGGACCTTGAGACCCTTGACACCTCCCCCAGGTCCCTTATCCTTCAGGTGGGGCTCGTGGTCTTTGACCCTGATGACGACCAAAGGTCCTTTATCTCTAGGTCTTGGAACGTTGACCTAGGCTCCTGCCACGTCCTTGGCGGCACCTACTCCGAGTCAACCCTCCTCTGGTGGCTTACAAACACAGAGGAGGCAAGGCGGTCCGTAGCCCAGGGCCCACGGGCCCCTATCACCACCGTCCTCCAAGAGCTTGGTCAAACATACCGCTCTAACGGCTGCCAGGCGGTCTGGTCCCACGGCGCCACCTTTGATATCCCAATCCTTGCCTACTACTACGACCGGCTGAAGGCGCCCTTGCCTTGGAAGTTTTGGGCGGCTAGGGACACAAGGACCCTGTTTGCCCTAGCTAAGGATCTCGCTGGTCATGATATAGAGAAGAGGACGGTTGCGCACACGGCTGAGGCTGACGCTAGGGCGCAGGCTGAGGACGTTCAGGCGGCGCTTAAGGCGTTGAGAGAAAGGACCTTGGGATAGCCTCTAGAGGTCCGCAGCAAGGTCTTCTGCTACTTTTTTATCTCTAACCATGGCAGAGTGCTTGGTACGCCAAATTAAGCATTCCTCAGCAATCTTTCTTTTGTAGTTTAAGGCTGAATATTCACCCCTATAAAGATGTTCAATAAGCCTTACAGCTGTTGAGCCGTTTACTGATACTCTAAAAATAGACCTTGCTGTTCCAACTTTTGGTCTCTTATAGCCAAAACCTTCAATCCAGTCTGCACACCTAGTCATGTCATGTAGGCTGCCAGACCAAGCTATAACTGGATATCTATAGCCTCTGTTTTTAACCCAAGCAACTGTTCCATCACCGTCGCAAAGACCTCGCCAAAAATGCTTAGATTCGTATATATCCTCTCGCAGTTCTTTTTTAAGATTTAAGGCTAGGAGAGGATAATATGGCTTTGACGAGGAAGCAATATACATTTGACCCTTAGTCTCTCCAGTTAATTCATCCTTTTTAGCAAAGCTATTTTTTCCATGTTTTCTTGATGAAACTTTTCCTTCGCCTTTAACGTAATATAAAAAAGCTTGAACAGGTTCCTCGTGAACCTGTGCAAATACCACGCAACCTCCTTTTTTTCTGTATAGACCAGGTTTATATTCCTGGCCTACAATAGAGTTCATACAACCGTCTGCTTGAAGATACCCTATCCAATACAGGTCTTGGTCAGTCAAAGGATCAGTAAACATTTTTGGTGTTAATTCCTAATAATCAAGTGTATATTATACACTGTGATGCTAACCAAGTACACTATGGAGAAAAACCTTGGCAAACGCTAGAGGTAAGGAGATAGACACCACCGACCTTGACATCGACGCCGGTGAGGAAAGAATAATTCAGCACAGAGACCTCAGCGCTCATGTTTGGCGATGGACCCATGTTGCTAAACGTCTTGGGACAGGCGGCCGTTATAAGACCTCTAACGTGCTTGACATAGGCTGCGGTTGCGATCTTCCCTTGGCCCGTATGCTATACTCAAACCGCTTTATTCCAAATGACTATTGCGGCGTGGACTATAACCCGTCAAAAAAATTTAAGACCTCCATGTTTAATAACGGTCGCTTTCCGTTATACGCCTATGGCGCCGTAGACTTTGCCTCAGAAAAGGTTCTCATTCGCCCTCCTGAGATGGGGGAGATCACTGACAGCCTATGCCTATATGTTGATGGGGATAACTTTGAGGCCGAGCACACCCTACCCAACGTTTTAGTATCGTTTGAAAACCTAGAGCACGTCGAGGCGGGCCACATCAGGCGCCTGCTTATAAAGATGCTAGAGGTGATGCGAGCCACACTTAGGGTTAAAAATGAGGAGCCTGTGGCCTTTATCTCAACACCTTGCTATGACGCCAAGGTTGGGGCTGCTGCTAACCACTGCAGCGAGGTAACTCGAGACGCCCTAGGGGCCGTCATGGAGGACCTAGGTTTTTCTATCCTTGAAAACTATGGGACTTTTGCCTCTATCAAGGACTATAGGGATAACCTGCTCAAAGAACGCCCCGAGCTTACAAGGCTTTATCATGAGCTCCACGCCTACTATGACGTTAACGCTCTAGCTAACTTTTTTGCACCAATTGTCCCACAGTGGTCTAGAAACAACATATGGGTTGTTGGGATAGCAAAGGAAGGCTATGAACGTAGGTTCCCCTCCCTCTCAAGCGTCCCTGGCCCCTGGACCTCTAGCGACCGCTGGCGTGAGCTGGCGGGAGAATAGCCCCACAACCCTTAAATCCTACCCATCAAGGAGCACCCCACGTGACAACGGACACCCCTCGAGACAAACTCTATAGAGACACCGCCCGCCGGATAGTCGAGATCATCTACCCGGAGGCTTCACCCGAAAGAAAAGGCAACGCCATGCGGACGGTCGTCCACCAGATGCGTGAAAGCCTCGCCCTGATGACCCACGACATCAGGGAGTTTCATGAAAAGTTTGGCCTAGGCTACGACGGGCCGCCAAGGCTGCTTTCCCACGACCTTCGTGAGCTACGAGCCAAGCGGCTGATAGAGGAGGCCGAGGAGTACCTTAACGCCGACCTGTCAGAGGAGCAGGACGAGGACGGCGTAAACTTTCAAGCCACCCCCGAGGAGCAGATGGAGGCCGAGCTAGACGCCCTCGTCGACGTCGTGTACGTGGCCCTTGGGACAGCCTACCTAAGCGGCTACCCCTTTGCCAAGGCATGGCAGCGGGTCCATGCGGCCAACATGGCCAAGGTTCGCGCTGAGCGGGCAGAGGACAGCAAGCATGGCTCAACCTACGACATCATAAAGCCTGAGGGTTGGGTCCCCCCGTCACACAAGGACCTTTTGTTCCCGTCAGCTGAGGGGTAGCCTCCCATGCCCCTTCAAAGTTTTCCAATAATAGCCCTTGTTGGGCCCGATGCAACAGGCAAGTCGACACTAGCTGCCAAGCTAGGGGAGCTCTACAACTACCAGTATCAGCACGCGACCTACCGGTTTAAGGACAAGATGGACCTCTACCACCTTGCCTACCTTGACCTTGCCTTAAGGAAGTCGGTCAACGGCCCCGTCGTCATGGACCGTTGGTGGCCGTGCGAGCACGCCTACGCTGAGGTCTTTCGCCAAGGCCCCAGCTCCCCCAGCTACCAATGGCCCTACTACGGGCAGATGCTTGACCGTGTCGCCCTTAAGCACGGCGTCCTTTATGTCTTTTGTTTGCCTAGGGACAAGGGCCGATACTTGGCCCACTTTGATAGGACAAGGCGGCAACGACCTGAGATGTTTGACAGCGTCTCAGCCGTCTATGACCAGTATGAGAGGCTCCTTAGCGGCCTTAAGGGCCACCCTAACCTTATACGCTACGACATCTTTGACGACGCCAAGCCTTTTTACTCCGAGCTTAACAGCCTGGCGTGGCGCTCGTTTGTCTCGGCCACCTCCGGCGCCGACTTTGCCGCAGGTATTGACGACCGGCGCTTTGCCGGTAACCTTAACGCCAGGCTTCTTTTGATTGGGGATAGGTCTAACAAACGCACGAGAAGGACCTCCTACCCCTTTATCGCCGGCCACTCTTGCTCGCCCTGGATCACTAGGGCCCTAAGCAACCTTGGCGTCAAGGAGGCCGACGTGGCCTGGGTTAACCTTCATGACGAGAGGGGCCGCGTCCAGTGGACCAAGGTCGAGCTTGACGCCTTCTATCACATGACGTTTGTGGCGATGGGCGCCTCTGCCCAGGCCTCCTTGACCAAGATGGGCTATCGCTTTGAGCGGGTCCCTCACCCGCAATACTACACAAGGTTTCACCACCATGTGACCAGGCCTGAGCGGCTAGTCAAGCTGTTTGAGGACCACGGGCTTTTTTCTACGCCAGCCAAGGTTATCTATGACCCTCTTAGGGAGTATGCGTGATGGTTGCCGCTAGGATGGAAAAAGACAAGACGCCTAGCACCAAGATAGAAAAAGGCAAGACGCCCAACGTCAACCAGGTTTGGCTTTCCCTACTTGAGGAGATCATGATAAGGGGCCAGGAGTGCGCCCCAAGGGGGAAGGCGATCAAGGAGCTTTTGGGCTATCAGACAAAAATTAGCATGAGAAGCCCCGTAGTCACGGTTGCCGCAAGACGCCTTGGCTATAGGTTTGCCGCAGCCGAGGCCGCCTGGATCTTGTCAGGGGACAACCGTGTCTCCACCATCGCCCCTTACGCCTCCCACATCTCACAGTTTTCTGACGACGGCCTGAGGTTTTTTGGCGCCTATGGGGTCAAGGTCGTTGACCAGCTGCCCTACGTGTGTGAGGCCCTTGCCAAGGACCCCGACACCCGTCAGGCTGTCATAAACATCTGGCGAGAGAGCCCTAGGCCCTCTAAGGACATCCCCTGCACCTTGTCCCTTCAGTGGCTCATCAGGGATGGTAGCCTACACTGCCTTGACACCATGCGCTCTTCTGACGCCTGGCTTGGTTGGCCCTATGACGTCATTAACATGAGCCTAATCAGCGCCTACATAAGGCTTGTCCTTAAAACTAGGTATGGCGTTGAGGTTGGCCTTGGGGACCTAACGCTGACCGCGGGCTCCCAGCATCTGTACGCTGACAATTGGCCCGCTGTTCAAAAGATCCTAGCTGGCGATGACCTAGCCTTGCCTACCCCAGACCTTCAGGTGGCTCTCGAGAATATTCCGCTTATTGCTCTTAATACTGAGAACCTTGTTAGCTGTCTTTGGCATATGGCTAACCACGGAGGCCTTTTAGACGGGATGTCTTTGGCGGAGAAAGGCCTTTGAACCGCCCTGACGCCCACACCTACTTTATGTCGATGGCTATCCTTGTCTCAACAAGGGGCACGTGCCCTAGGCGAAGGGTTGGCTGTGTCCTTGTGGACAGCAACAATTTTGTCCTAGCTACTGGCTATAACGGGACCGCCTCAGGGCTTCCCCACTGCCTAGACCAGCCCTGCCCAGGGGCAGGGCTGGCATCGGGGCAGGGGCTAGAGCTTTGCGAGGCCGTTCATGCTGAAAGTAACGCCCTAACCCAGTGCCGTGACACTCGTGCTATCCAGTCGGTCTACGCCACCACCGCCCCCTGCGTCTCATGCACCAAGATGCTCATAAACACCAGCGCTAAAGCCATCTACTATCTCAGCGACTACCCTCAGAAGGAGGCCGAGGGCCTTTGGCGGCGGTCAAGGCCTGGGCGTGAGTGGGTTAGATGGACCGGGACCCTCTTAAGGATGGGGTTTCATGAAAGGTAGAAAATTTGTCCCTAACCCAACGCAGCTCCCCCTTTTCACCCCTGAGTCAGCGTGGCGGTGCCCTGACCCGATAGACTGGCCGGATTTTAGGGGGAGCTGTAAGGTAATAGGGTTAGATATAGAGTCTTATGACCCAAATCTATTAGAAAGAGGTCCAGGCTTTATCAGGGGTGACGCTCGTGTGGTTGGTATCTCTCTTGCCTCTGGTGATGGCCAAAAGATCTACCTTCCTATAGGCCACAGTCAGGACAATGTAGCTGATGTTAGGCAAGCTATTAACTATGTAAGGTATCAGCTAGGCGACCCAAGCATACTCTACTGTGGGGCCAATCTTTTATATGACCTTGAAGGGCTCCATACCCTAGGCATAGAGGTTAAGGGAAAGCTAGGAGATATACAGGTTGCTGAGCCTCTACTAGATGAAGAAAAAGAAGGCGGGTATAGCCTTAACGCGTTAGCTAAAGAATACCTTAATGAAACTAAAGATGAGCTTATATTAAACGAGGCTGCTGCGGCATACGGTGTTTCTCCAAAAGGCGGGATGAATATTATACCAGCCCGATTTGTTGCTGAATATGCCGAGACCGATGCCTACCTACCAGTAAAGATATTTGAAAAGCAGGCAGAGTCTTTAAAAAAAGAAGATTGTTGGGGCGTTTTTCTTATGGAGCAAAGGCTTCAAAAAACGCTATTAAAGATGCGCTTAAGAGGCTGTAGGCTTGATGTTTTAAAGACTGAGCAGCTAAACGAGCAATTTTTAAAGGATGAGGTTCTATACTTTTCTAATGTTCAAGAGCATAGGGGGTTAGGCCCAAGGATTAACCCTGCATCAGCCGTAGACGTAGCAAGGGTGCTTCGTGAGCAAGGCGTGTTTGATATCCCGGTCACAGCAAAAGGTGCTGACTCCATATCAAATGAGTGGTTAGAGGGTCTTGACCTACCATTTGCAAAGGCAGTATACGCTTGGCGAAGGGTAGCCAAGTACAGAGGAGATTTTATTGAAAAATTCCTAAAAGAACAGGTTAAGGGCCGCCTTCACTCAAACTGGCACTCACTACGTAATTTTAACGAGGAAAAAGGCTCAGCCTTTGGAACAAGGTCCGGTAGACTCTCTGCAACTAATGTAAACTTGACCCAAATACCGGCAAGGGATGAGGAATATGGGTCAGTTATACGTAGTCTTTTTATAGCAGATGAAGGTAAAGTTTTTTTAAAGGGGGATGAGTCACAACAGGAATTTAGATGGACTCTTGACTATGCCGTAAGACTCCGTTTAACAGGTGCTGCTGAGGCTAACCAGCGCTATCTAGATGACCCTAGGACCGACTTTCACTCTATGACCCAAGCCCTAATACTTGAAAAAACCGGTCGTGATATAGGGCGCTTCATGGCTAAGACTGTAAATCTTTCAAGGCTTTATGGCGCCGGGGTAAACAAAGTTTCACTGATGTTAGGAGTTACTCCTGATGAGGCCAAAACAATAATAGAGGCTTGGAACGCAGGCCTGCCTTTTGTTAGAGAGCTTGAGGCAAGGATAACAAAGGCAGCTAATGAAAGGGGTTGGGTAAAAACAATATCAGGGTATAAAAGAAGGTTTCCTTTATGGGAGCCAGCTGATAGACAAGCCTTTGGTTATGTCAAACCAATAAAAGACCTTAATAAAGCGATTAAGCTTTGGGGTAAGGTAAAGCGAGCTTACACGCACAAGGCCATGAATAGCGTAATTCAAGGAAGTAGCTCTTCGCAGATAAAGCAAGTGCTAATTCAACTTGATGATGAAAACCTAACCTGTAATGCCTGCATCCATGATGAGGTCATAGGTTCTTATGAAACTAACGAGGAGTTTAAAAGAGTCAAATGGATCATGGAAAATGCTGTAGAGACAAAGGTACCTTTTCTTGCAGACGTTGGTGTGGGTCCTAATTGGGCAGAAACTAAAAAAATTACTGACTAAGCCTTTGAAGGTCCCAATTATTTAAATTTTTCTTACATTCTTCAGGAAGCCTACTTTTTCCTAAACAACGCCATGGAGATCTCCCGTGATTGACAAGACTACCATCATCAGCACGCCAGCCTATTGCCACCGCACCTCTCAGACCGTTCAGCTGATCTCCCTCAATGGCGACGAAAAGACTGCCACGTGGTGCAGCAAGGGCCGGTCGGTCTTTGAGGGTGACGTGCCGGGTTGGGGCCTCCTTTGGGCCTCTTGGTGGTACTCAAGGGACAAGGGCCTGATCGACCCCCACGACCCACAATGGCACAAATGAACGAGGAGCAGTTTTATCGCAACCACGTGAGGCCAGTGCTAGAGCGCTTTGGTGAGCATACCCGCATTGAAAACAGCATCTCAGCCGGCGTCTTTGACCTCTCCTACGCTCTTCCAGTTAATGAGGTCTATGGTGTCCACGGCTGGCTGGAGCTAAAGGTAGCCCGGGGTGGCAAGATCACCTTCCAGCGCTTTCAACTTCCTTGGGCGCGCTCGCGCGCCCGTATCACCAAGGGCCTTGGGCTCTGGGTCCTTGTCACTGACGGTGAGCTTATCTACCTTTATAACATCTTAGACGTCCTTGACGCCCCCAAGACCATAGCCAAGGCCTCTGACGGGAAGCCGCTAACCGTCGTTGCCTTAGGCTCCATGAAACCCACGATCTACTCCCAACAGCCTTGGCCCTGGGAAAGGATAGTGAGGGTGCTGGCCTCTTAACATAACCTATACACAGGCCTTCCTAAAGGTGATAGGGTGGCCTACCATCAAAGGAGCATTGAATGAATACAAACGCTATAGACCCCGAGCTATTAAGGGAGGCCCTTGACGACGCGTCAGAGGCCCCCTCAGACGACAAGCTTAGCCTGGTCGCAAAGCTCGTTAAGCACCAGACCTACCTTGAGGACCGCAAGGAAGACCTCGAGGAGATGCTAAAGGAGTGCAACCAGGAGCTAGAGGCTGTCCGCACGAGGCAGCTTCCGGACGCCCTCCTAGAGGCCGGCTGTCAGGCGTTTGAGACAAAGGACGGCCTTAAAGTCAGGCTTGAAAAGGTCTGCTACGTCTCAATCAAAAAGAGTGATGAGCCGGCGGCCTTTGATTGGTTTGCCAGCAACGGCCATGGCGGTGTCATTGAAACGTCTGTCCTCATCCCCCTTGGAAAGGGTGGCCACGACACCGGAAAGGAGCTTGTTGAGCGCCTAGCTAAGCTAAACGACGTCCCTGAGGTTAAGCTCTCAGAGACCATCCACTGGGCCACGCTAAGGGCCCTTGGCAAGGCGTTAATAGCCGAGAACGAGGAGGCCGGGACCCCCTTGCCCCCTGAGATCATCAAGCTTACCCCGACTAACGTCTCTAAGATCAAGAGACCTACCTGAATTTAAGATCAAGAGACCTGCCTAACCAACCCCACCTAAAAGGAACCATAAAACATGTCTAAAAATGCAGTTGCAGTTAAAGAAAGCGCTGAGGTCGTTGAGGCCTCCTTGCCTGCGGGCTATGACCTTGATGAGCTTCAAAGGGACGCCGCGGCCAACCCTCAGCTAAGCGCCGCCGACATCGCCATCCCCTTCTTGGTCATCCTTCAGACCAACTCGCCTCAGGTCAACCCCGCCAAGACCCAGTATATCCCTGGCGCCACGGCGGGGATGATCTATAACAGCGTCAGCGGGGAGGTCTACGACGGCCGCACCCAAGGGGTGGTAATCGTCCCTTGCGCCTATCACAGGGCCTACGTTGAGTGGGTTCACCGCGACAACGGTGGCGGCTGGGTGGCGGAGCACAGCATTGACTCCGACATCTTGTCTAGGACCACCCTTGACGAGAAAAAGAAGCCTCGGCTTGAGAACGGCAACGTGATCACCGAGACTGCCTACAACTACGTCTTGTTTCAAAACCCCACGACCGGCGCCTGGTCCCAGGCCCTTGTCGCCATGTCATCTACCCATCTCAAGGCCAACCGCAAGCTCAACCAGATGATCACGGCCTCAAAGATCCCTGGCACGGACATCCAGGCACCTCGGTTTTTGTACGCCTACCAGCTGACCTCTACCATCGAGACCAAGGGCGAGAACGCCTTCTTTGTGCCGGAGCTTAAGAAGATCGAGAGCCCCATCGAGGTGACCCTCTACCGCCACGCCAAAAAATACGCTGAGGCGGTGAACAGCGGTAAGGTTCAAGTTGGGGCCGCCACCCAGGTCCCTGCCGCCGAGGAAAGTATCGACCCGGAGACCGGTGAGATCCTTTAGCCATAACTAATAATCGATAAAAGCTAACGGGTGGTCTTGACACATAGCAAAGTGTAAAGGCCACCCGTTTTAGTACCGTGGATAGCTACCCTAGCAAGGATTATTCCGAGTGGCTGACTTTTCAACCTATCTCTTTAACCTCACCCCCTATAGCTATCAGCTGAGGATCCTTGAGGAAACGTCAGATAAGGCCTATTGGGCGTGGCTGCTTGAGATGGGCCTGGGAAAGTCAAGGATCTTAATAGACAACGCGGCCTACCTTTACCTAAAGGGCGAGATAGACGCCCTTGTCTTTGTGGGGCCTAAGGGGTCCTACGCCAACTTTTATTGGGACCAACTGCCAACCCATCTGCCGCCCTCTGTGCCCTCACAAGCCTTTCTTTTTTCAACCCTAGTCGTCGCTAAGAGGTCAGGCAAGGACGAGCTGGCGCGTTTTCTCAAGCCGGCCAAGGCCCTTAAGGTCTTTATCATTAATGTCGAGGCGTTTATTACCGACTCAGGAAAGGCAGCCTTGACGGCCGTCTTTAAGAGCTTCCCTAAGGTTATATTCGCCCTTGACGAATCAACCTGTGTTAAGAACATAGATGCCGCCAGGTCAAAGGCCGTCTATGCCTGGGCAGCCAAGGCCAAGTATAGAAGGATAATGACCGGCTCACCGGTCACCCAGTCCCCTTTAGACCTTTATGGCCAGTCGTTGGTCCTTGGCAAAGGCATCCTTGGCCATAGCTCGTTTTACTCTTTTAGGGGCGAATACGCCACCCTCGTGACCGACTACTTTGGCCAGAGGGCCGTCAAGCGGGTCTCCGGCTATAGAAATCTTGACAAGCTGTCAGAGGTCATAAAGAGCTTCTCAACGCGGCTTACAAAGGAGGAGTGCCTTGACCTGCCGCCTAAGGTGTACTCCAAGCTTTATGTTGAGATGACGCCAGAGCAGCAGAGGCTCTACGAAAAGATGAGGGACGAAGCTCTTCTAACGCTAAATAGCGGTGAGGAGGTTGAGGTCACCACGGCCCTCGCTCAGATCGTTAAGCTGCATCAGATCTCCTGCGGGCAGCTTAAGCTAGACGACCGCTACGTCTCTATTGAGAACAATAGGGTCCCAGCGCTGCTTACTCTTCTAGAGGGCTATGCAGGCAAGGTGATCATCTGGGCCAACTACAGACAGACCTTAGAGGACGTCATTAAGGCCTTGAGGGAGGGCTACGGGGACGAGGCCGTCGTAGGCTACTACGGCGGGGTTAGTGAGGCGGATAGGGCTCTGGCCATCAAGGGCTTTCAGGACCCCAAATCCCCAGTTAGGTTTTTTGTGGCAAACCCCCAGAGCGGCGGCTACGGCCTCACGTTAACGGCAGCTCAACTTGTCGTCTACTACTCTAATGGCTACTCTCTTGAGCAGCGGCTTCAAAGCGAGGACCGTGCTCACCGCATCGGGCAAACAGGCGCGGTAACCTATGTCGACCTAGTCTCGCGTGGGACCGTTGATGAAAAGATCATCGAGGTCCTAAGAGGCAAGAAAGACCTGGCAAATGAGGTGATGGGGGTTAGAAACTGGGCGGCCTGGCTTTAGGCTTTTGTCTTAACGCTTTGTCTAACAGTTGCCAAGGCCTTTTGTACGTTAACCTGTGTTAAGGTAATAGTTGTAAAAACTCATTGGAGCATCTTGAGCATGACATACGCCCCGGGCACCCTCGTCCTGGTCCTAGGCCAGGTCTCAAAAACCCCCGACCCATCAACCGAAAACAGCCCTTACATCATTACTTTCCACCCCTCCCCGACCGACGTCGCCATCCACCCTGGCGCAATCATCGGCCCCGCAACCCTAATCGAAAAACCCCTGACCCCAGGCGATCGCGTCATCACCCCGACACATCACCCCGCAACCATAATCGCCCTGGCCGGCTCTGACGCCTGGATTCGCACCGACGCCAACTCCCAAACCATTCTCCCAATCGCCAACCTCATCAGGCAGCCCTCTCAATGACCCGCCCCGAAACCCTTACCGCCATCCTCAACAACCTCGCCCATCAACCACGGTCCGAGGCCCTCGTCTCAGTGCTCAACCACTTCGACGACCCCTCCCTGCAAATTATCCTCGCCAAC